CCTGACCCGAGGATTTCGGCAACGTCAAGGGGGCGCAAATTGGCTGCCAGCGCGTACAGATGTTGCGGGGTGGTCGGCTCGATTGAGTAACGGCGGCTGCCATGGTGGTCGGGAAAGAACACCGCGCAGGGATCGATGGTGTGGCCGTTGGCTGCCAAGGGCGTCATTTGGATCAAGGCTTCTCCTGCGATTGCGTCCCGTCCGAGCGGTCAGGCATCGCCTCCCATGCCTCCACGGCAGCGCGGGCCACCTTGGGCGCATAGTGGCATCCGCACGCCGGGTAATGGCACTTGGCGGCATTGACCGCACCACAGCCACCGCGCACGGCGCGCGCCATGCGCGAGGGATGCGCTTTCTCCAGGCCCCACTCTGAGGGCCTATGATCACCGGTGATGTTCGGGCGTTTTGCCGTGTCGGTCATTGTCCACAAATAATTTCTGTTTCTACGTCATCAACCGAACAGACAATCATCCCCGCCCCTGCTACCCGCCGCCCTCGTACCTGTCCGCGTCCGCTTACTCCCCACGGCTTACTGCCGGTCTCAGAGGCCGTGGGGAGATTCTTTCAATTCGGCACATCCCCCAGTTCATACTGCGGCACGAACGCCGTCAATTCCATCGGGAGTGGCAGCGTCTGCATCACCGCCACCATCCCAGGCGACGGCTGCCCATCCGTGGTCGAAAAATCTCCGGCAATGGAAAGGTAGTGGTCGCCCGTGAACAACGGAACGGCATTCCCGGAGAATGGCGCCATCGAGGGGCCAAGGTCCATCTCGGTCATGTAGTTCGGCCCGACGTTCCAGGGCAGCTCCGCCTGGTTCTCCTGGGTGGCGGCGATCGGCTGATCCTGTCCGACCTGTATCCCGCGGGTCGCGTTCATTCTCACCGTCACGCCCTGGATCCGTTTCCTCTTGCCCTGGATCATTTCGCCGCCCATGTCGGCGTGCATCCCCTGGGCTTGCGCGACGAACGGCAGGCCGAGCACGATCTGGCTGGCCGGGTAGGGTAGTGATACTTGCCCATTCACCACCACCGTCGGCGGCACCACCGAGCCGTCCATCAACCCGGTGACCGTCATGCCTTCCAGATGATGCAGCCCTGAGACCGTCTGCACTGGCGCCGTCATCGTCCATTGTCCGGGTCCCGCCGGCAGCGGCATATTGTAGGGATCGTTCGGCATGGTCGCCGTGATCGGCTTGGTGACGGTTGCCACCACGTTCTGGCTGTCGGTAACCGCGGTGATGGTCGCAATCCCGCCGCCCATGCGGATCACCGAGCCGATATTAAGCGAGGAGAATACCGCAGCGTCCGCCGTGAAGATCACGGAATTATCGACCGAGAGCGCGATGACGGCGCCCGATCCGGTCGAATCGGTGATTTCGATTTGCGGCGAGACATAGTTGACGCCGGGGAGGATGCTGACACCTGTAATTGCCCCGCCAGACAGCGTGAAGCCAGTGACAACCGCGCCGGACCCTAACCCTTGCGCATCCGTGATGACGCCGACCGGCGCCGTGTAGCCGCCTCCGCCCGTTACCACATAATTGAACAGAACGCCTCCGGATCCCGCTGGCGCGCTCGCCGACAGCGTTGCGTTGGGTGCCGGTTGCGGCAGGGAGAGGCTCGCATCGACCGCCACCACGGCTTCGACGTTCCCCCAAATCCGATTGTCCATCCGCTCTAGGAAATAGGCCCACTGGTTGACACCGCGAATGTACCGCTTCACCACGAAGTAGGGTGCATCGACCGGTGGCTCCGAAGCCTTGGCGACCGATACGGCAAGACCATTGGTGTCGTGCCGGGTCCAGCCATCGACGTTCTGATCCTTCACGTAGGTCTGAGAGAGGATGCGGCCGTCGTTCCGCACCGACCAGATGACCTTGTAGGGCTCCTGGCACCACGCCCATTGCTGCAGCTGGAAGCCCGTGAAGAGGTGCGAGGAGAGCACCGTAATGTCGGCGCCGGCATAGATGTTGAAATAGAAGTTATAGTTGAGCTCCCGCACGATCGATCCAAGCGACTGCTGGTAGAGAATGTTGTAGCCGATCTTCAGGGGCGGCAGCGTGGCCGAGGCGCCAATCGATTCCTGCGGCTGCGCGTTCTGTTGCGCGGGCGTGATCGGGGAGCCTATGCCTCCCGTCCCGGAAACCTGCCACGCATCCTTGCCGGTGAACACGACCAGGCCGCCCGGCATCGGCAGCATCCACTGGATGCCATTGACCTGCGAGGCCCATGGCGTGCCGGTGATAGCATCGGAATCAATCGGCGGAATGGCCGAGTCGAAATTCAGATACGCCCCCGGCTGGCTCATCTCGTAGGTGTCGGGCGCGTTGACGGTCTCGGCATAGGCGCGGCGCTGCTGGAAGTAGGCAACGACCCCTGGAAAGTTTCCGCTCGATGGAAATGGATTGATATGCAGCGGCGGTGTGGTCACAAAATCCGGGAAGATGTTGGTATCCTGCCAGGTCGTCGTATTGGTCGAGCCGACGAAGCCGAAGAACTGCCCGGTGAATACGCCGGCATTGGTATAATCCGGATTGGCCTTGTAGATGTTGTAGGACCCGGCGCCTGCGACCGCGGACCACGACACCGTGAGGGTGCCAAACTGGCCGGCGATGTCCACCGAGTTCGTGACGACCCCGATCGCCGACGCGATGCTCTCCTGGCCCGTGACGGCATCAACCGCCGTCACCACAAACCCATAAGCCGCTGGCCCGGGGCCGGTCGTCCAGATATTGCTCGCGGTGACCGTGACAGGTCCAGCCGGCGGCCCGATCGAGGATGCAAACGCGGGTACGGTCAGGGTCCAATTGTTGGCGGCGTGGCGGGTCAACTCGCGCGGAGCATAGTCGGCAAGCGTTTGCTGGTTGACGCACGTCAAGCTCATCACGTCCGCGGATTGGGTGAATTTCAGATAGGGTAGATCGGCCGCGTGGTAGGGAGTGCCGAGCGTGAACAGCCGCGCGACCGTGCCACCGCCGGTATAGACCGGAAACAGCGCGCCGTTGACCGGCTGGCCGAAGATGTCATTGAGCGTGAAGGTCGAACCCGGTGTCGGCACACTGGCGACGATGAAGGTCACGCCGTTGAGCTCGGTCGAGCCCGAGGTGCCTTGGATGAAAACCCAATCGTTGACGGCAAAGTTGTTTCCCGGTGCCGTGAGCTGGATCGGGTCGGCCGAGTTGACCGCCGTGATCGCGAACGCAGATTCCGTGACGTAGCCGCCATCGGCCGCCACGCGCATATAGTGCTCGCCAAATTCCAGAATGTAGCTCTGGAAGATCGAGAACGAGAATTCGATGATGCGCGGGGGAATGGAAGATGCCGAGCAGGCCTGCTTACAGGCACCCACGAGGGCGAGGCCGCCGCGCGAGAACACGCCGCCCTTGTAGGAGACCACCACATTGCGCCCGACCGAGAGGGCCTGGTGCCATTTGGTGAGGTCGAGGCGGCCGTAGAGCGAAGGGGAGATTTCGCCAGCCGAGAAGGCACCTTGCAGGAGCGGGATGGTCATGGCAACGCGCCGTCAGCGCATCAGGTCTTCGCCCACGATAGTTTCGAGCGCAGCAGGTAACCTTCGAGCGCCCATATTTTGCTTCGGGCATTGTCGCGTGAAATCTTCTTGCCTATCTCGGCATCGAAGTTTTCAGGGGAAGCCGCCGCGCTCTCACCGACAACATGGAAGCCGTTGCGCAGAGTCAGGGCACAGACGGTCAAGGTCGTACCCGGAAAGACGTAAAAAGCTTCCGCGACGATCTGATCGTCGATGTGTGCTGGGCTTAGGCGCGGAGCATTGAGGCCCTTGCTCTGAATTTCCTTCTCGATCGCCTGTTCGTCTCTGCTCATGGTGTGCTTCCTCTTCGGGACGCCGAAAGCCGTTGAACGTCGCCGCTATATGCCGGGCCAGCGGCTGCGGTATCTTGGCGATCATGGCGCTGGCCATCTTGCGGGCGCGAGATTTGGAACTGTGGTTCCGCATTAGGGGCGTGTTGCCATCGTTCCCAGGACCGAACCAATCGCCGCCGCACTTGAGGCCTTCGCCTATCGCGGTACCGCGAGCCGGATTTGCCTGTTCGCTTGGCTTACCGTGGGCGATGGCGAACCAGGAGCCGCCGTTGTTCTTGATGGCCTTCTCCGCCGTGGTGTTGAAGGCTTGTCCGGGCCGATGGCGCGGATCATCCGGGTGTTTCCAGTCCAGCCCGCCGACCTTCGTGGCCCGCCGCGTGATCGGCATCAGCGCCGGCACGTCGCCCCACAGATAGAACGAGCCGAAGTTCCAGCGCGCTCGCCCCACCCATTTCTGCGCCCCGCGCACGTTCTCCACGATCAGCGGGATTTTACGCCCAGCCGCCTCGCAAGCCTCCCGCTGGATACGAAAGCACGCCTCGAAAAGCGTATTGTCGGGCGGCGGCAACGCCTTGGCGCGCTTCCACGGCATGGCGCGATAGCTGTAGGCCTGGCAGGGCGGGGAGGCGACGATCAGCGCGGCGTCCTTGAATTGCGAGCCGTGGAGCGTGCGCACGTCCTGGATGACGAGTTGGCCGGGATAGCGGTGCTCGCCGTATTGGTGCCGCTCGATGTCGAAGCCGATGACGCGATAGCCTTCGGCGAGCCGGGCCTCGGTCCAGCCGCCGAGTCCGCAATAGAGATCAATGGCGGTCGGCTTGTTTGTTCGGGCCGCCGGCCTCTGATCACCAGTCGGACTCCCGAGCGGAACTTGTCCCATCACACCAGCACCCCACCCGGAAATCCCATCGAGTCCCACCCGTACCATGCCGTTGGACCGGTCAGGTAGCCGTATGCAGTGCTCCCTCTCACAGCCATCCAATCTGGCAGGTGATCGGTTGTCGTCACCCCTTCGTTCCCATCCGAGATGCGCGCCTGCGTGATGATCGCAGCTGCAATCTCGATCTGCTCCTTGAGCACTTGCGCGTTACGCGCCAGTGGATTGACCAGCCATGCGCCCAAAGTCGCCGTTGCGGCATTCTGGAAATGCGGATCCCACAGGTCGGGGTCTAATATCCGCGCCGTGTAGACGAGCTGCGCGAATTCCAAATCCGTGAGGATGACCTTGATCTGGTTGCCGGCGGCATCGGTATCGATCGCCACGGCGAACTTGTAGCCGACCGGGGGAAACCAGATGTTGGTCTGCATCACGCCGCCGCCGAGGATAGGTGGCGATTGCGATCCGGACTGCGGCGGATTGGGGATGAGATAGCGGGCAGCGAGGCAATCGGCCGGGTAGGCGTACTCATAACTGTACGGGATCGGCGGGACCGGCAGCGTGCCGTTGGGGTTCTCCGGCGTGCCAATCGCGGCCTTCAATAATGTGAGGCCGATTTGCTTGCGGGTACAGTTCCAGTGTGCGGCACGGTGCAGAGCGTCGATGCGGAGCTGGTACTGCCTTGCGCAAACAGCCGCGTTCGGCGGCGGCAATGGCGGCGTTAGCGAACTCACGGAAAAACGTGCGCCTATGTTGTCCAAGGCTGCATTGACAATATCGACCGGCGTCATTTCTGCTGCTCGCCATTCACTGAAGCCTTCGCAGCATCAGGCTTCTCATCCTGAAAGGCCGATCCGATGATCTCGGTGGCGTTGCCCATGCCCGCCAGCATCGCGGCGAGCTCTTTCTCATTGGCGGCAACCTGGGAAAGGCCGGCCTTGAAGCGCGTCAAGGTCGCCTCGTAATTATCGAGGATCGGCCCGGCCTTCTCGGCAGCGCTGGCGGTATCGGCCATCAACGCTCGCGCCCGGGTAGCGTGCTCGGTGAGCCTTGCGATCGCAGCCGGTGTCGCCATGGGCTTTTTCAACTCTGCGATTGATTCGGTCAGATGCCGGTCGAGCGCAGCCGAAGCCGGCAAAACGTAGGGCGGACAGTCCCCAGGACACGCCCGGAGGTGGGCGGCAGCATCGCTATATGCACGTCACGCTGGCGCACGTCGCCCTCGCGGCGCAGCCCCGGCGGATCGGTGGCGTAGGTGCTCATCCGGTATGATCCTCGTATTCGGCGGCGGCTATGGCTTGTTCATCGGCCGCGATCTGCTCGCCGAGTTGATCTTGATTGGCTTCGGCTTCGTGGCCCTCCGCGTGCGACGGTCCCTGATCACCAGTGGCCACCTCGCCGCCAGCCGTGTCGGGACTGGTCTCAACTCCAATCCTTCCGGTCTCCGCTTCCATCACGATCTGCCGCGGCTTGTGCGCCAGCACCTCGGCAGGCTGACGATCAAGCACATCATCGCCCTTGCGCTCGACAATGGTTTCCTCAGCCAGCGTTGGAACACCCGTCATGGCTTTGCCTCCTGTTGCGTCGAGATTGGCTTGCCGCTCTCGTCCACGATCTCATGGAGCGGCACATCGATCAACTCCCCGACCTGCCGGTTCGCATCAATCGGCGGGTTGGTGCCGTAGTCGATCTTGTCGTGGGATTTCCGCATCGATCGATACGGCCCCTTCCAATCATCAGGGACGGTTATGATCTCATCGCGAACGTAGCGATGATTGTCGATGAAGCATGCCTCCTTGAGCCGCACGCGCATCACGCTGCCTCCTTGCCGCCGGCGTCGCCATCAATGGCGCCGTAGAAGCGTCCGCGGCGCTGCTCGGTTGCCTCGTCGCGGGCGGTTTCCTCGTCCTCGTTTTCGGTTGCCAGATGCGTAATTTGTAGCTCGATCCGGCAGCACTTCTTCACCGTGCCATCCTCGGCAGTGTTTTGGTTCTCACTGACTGAGGTAACCTTCGCCATCGCGGCCAAGTGGATCATATCACCAATGGCGGGAAGGTCGCCGTCACCCATGCCGAGCTTGGCGAGGTCTTCCTCATTGAGCGAGATGCAGAGACCGTAAGGATAGGTCGGGACTGACGGCTTGGGCGGGCTTGCAGTCGCCATGCTGTCCTTCTTGGCCTCGGCCGGAGTCTTGGCCATATCGACCATCGCCTGAAATCCTGACATTTTCGGATTCTCCTTCTGAAAAGTTGTCGGCTTCATCCGATTGGCGGCTTGAACCTATGACTACACGGCTCGCCCACCGCATGGCATCGGATGCGTGTATTCCCTGCGGTCCACCGACGCCGAGCAGGGCGAAAGGAGGGCGAGCCGTAGCTGGATTGGATCAGGCGGCTGCGCCCGGCATCGGCCCCGCCGCGGCAGCAGCGGGCGGCAGTTGCGCCGCTCCGGTGCCAGCTGCCGCAGCACTCGGCGCACCTTGGCCAGCATTGCCTTGGGATCCCGCCGTCATCTCTTCGGCCTGGCGCTGCGCCATGGCGTCGAGCTCGGCCTGGTGGGCCTTGTGCATGTCGTCGCGGGCCTTGGAATGGCGTGCATGCGTCTCGCCGCGTTCGGCGGCGTGCTTCTCGTGCATGGTGGATGGCTTCTCGCCTCCGCCTTTGGAGGACTTGCCGTAGAAGCGTTCGGATCGTTCAGCCATTGGAGTCTCCTATCGGCGCGTCAGGCGCCTGTTCGAATGCGTAGATGGGATGGTCGGGATGGTTCTCAATGACCAGGGGAATATCGCGGATGCGCGACCACCACTTTCCTTCGGTCGCCAACAGATAGACGCGCATCTCGTTGAATTCTTCCATAGTGACGGCGAGACGGAAACGCGTGATATCGGGGCCGCTGAGCGCGTAAACAGCTTTTATAAGCCGCAGCATCACGCTCGGCATCCCGTGAAAGTTTCGAGCCGCTTCACTCATTTGCCGTACCATCGATCGCCGCGGCTGGCCTTCAATCCAACCTCGGCCAGTCTTGCCTGCTTGCCGAGCAGGCCCGGGGTGCGTTCCTTCGCCTTGGCGAATTCTGCCGTGGATTTTCCGGCGGCTTTGGCCTTGGCCTTGAACTGGCCGTGGCTGTTGGCGAAGGCTTGCTTCATCCAGTGCTTCTTGGCCATCGCGTCACTCCCCGTACCAATCTTTCGGCTTCCGATCGAAGAACCGGCACCACCCGCGTTCCTTGATCTTGCCCATCACCTTATCGCAGCCATCGGGCGATTGAAACATCGTGCATCGGCTGCACCACTGCGCGCCGTTGGGGTGGCCGCGGTAGTGGGCGTCGAGCTTGGAGACGCGCTTAATCGTCTTTGCCGCGTCCATACCAGCGGTCACCGCGGGTTGGCTTTCCGTCCTTCACGTGAGCCGGAAGCTTGCCGGGCTTGTCAGCTTGCGTGAACTCCTTGGCGACCGCAGGCTTGATACCCTTGGCAGCTGCGGCCTTTGGGTTGTTCTTGGCCCACCAGAACAGCTTGCGCTGAGATTGGGATACGGGCGGCATTTGGATCAAGGAACCTCTTGCGCTTGCGTCGCCACAGAGCGGTCAGGCGGCGGGATCAGTTGCTTCATGTCTGCGAGCGTCCATCTCATACGTTTATCGAAATGGACACTCTCAGCGGGTGGCGGACTCTGATCACCAGTGGCCACTGGGCAGCCAGATTCAGCGGGACTGGTCTCCATCTCAATACTGCGAATACTCATCCCACTGCGTATTCACGCAGAACGTCCATGTCCCGGTCGCCGGTACCGTCGCTTGGATCACGAAGCCCTCGTTGTTGACAAGCTGCAACGGGAAGTCGCCGCCGTTCTTGGGATCATAGAGCACCGAGTTAGGCGCCACCAGCGCAGCACCGGCTGCTACCACCACACCGACCTCGATGGCACCGAGCGGATCGGTGTCAAGGGTCCTGGTGCCGGCCGTGTTCGTCGCCGTGGTGGCGATCATGATCTGGCCGACGCCGGTGGTTGCTTGGTTGGTTTTGAGCTTGCCGTTGTTGCCGGTGAGCGTGCCGGCGGTACCGCTGGTGTCCGACGCGGTGAACGCTCGAGCAGCAAACAGGCCAAAATTTGCGACCCCTGCGGCAAAGCCGGTGCCGGCATTGCCGGCGGAGAGCGTCACGCGCCGCACCACCGCAACGCTTCCCGTCACGCTCGGGGTGTAGCGGAAAGCATAGACCGGAGCTGCTGCGCCCAGGCCCGCCGCCATGGTGCCGCTGCACAGCCCCTTGGCGTAGCTGCCCTGCAGGAGGTTGTAGTTGGGTACGACCGAGCCGGGTTGTGTGCCGCCGGTCAACGCATTGGGCGGCTGCTGCGCAGCGGCCGGAAGGCTGAGGAACGCGGCGCACGCGAGGACGGCGAGACGACTGCGAAGGTATTTCATGGGATCATCGCCGCTCTGCGGCGCTCCTTGTGAGGTGAAAGCGAATAGCTTTTGCGGCTCCCTTCCTCCCTTGAAGGCCAGCTTGTCCCTCGGGCTTGTTCGAGGAATGCCGACAGGAAAGGGAGCCGCAAAACGAACGGGGGCGCTTCTGCGAAGCTTCAACCTACACCCCGGCCACGCTGCTGCGTCCAAACCGGTTTTAACCGTGTCACCACGGAGAGATGTCGGAAGGGGGAGCCCTATAACTCCCCACGGGGGGCCTTGCGAGCCGTACTCACCCCCTGCTGTATAACTCAGACCGTCTGCGGCCCGACCGAAGCCTGTGTGTTCGGCATCGGCGGCTTGACTTGGTTGCGCCGCTGCGCCTGCGCGGCACGGATCGGGTTCTGCGGCTGATGCAGTGCGGCACTGGGCGGTGGCCCACCGGGCTGCATCATGGTATTGCCGGAGGATGCAAACGGCATGACCGGAGCCGGCGCCCCACCAGGGCGGAAGGCAGCACCGGGTTTGCCGCTCACAACCCCGCCATTGCGGCGTTTCTCGGCCAACGTCGCGGCAAGTTGCATGACATGCGCCCACCACACATCGTGGGGAAATTCCGGATCCCCCTCGCGCGGGCGCAGCGTGTAGGCAGCCTCCGTGATGTGCTCCTGCGTCACGCCCTTGGTATTGACCGGGAGCGAGGCAAGCCAACGCTGATAGTTCTCGCCGGCGGCGCGGTTGAGCGGCATCCAGGCGTGGCTCGGTGCCCGCTCGCAGGTGAAGTGCTCGCCCGGCTCGATCCTGGTCGGACCGGTCTGGCCGGTCTCGGCCGAGGTCATCACCAGAAAGCAGGGAGATATAGCCTCATAGGTCGGGGCGGCGACTTTCTGCCCGTCGTCGGCGATGTAGAATTCCGGCAGGTTGCTGCCGTCGAAGTCGAATTGATCCATGGGATTTGTGTCCTTGAAGGAGAAAAGCGGAGGCTGGTTTTCTTGCACGGTACCAGCCCAAACCGCAAGGCAACCTCGCTATCGGAATTCGGGCTCCGAGGCGAGGCCTGCAAGTCCTTAAGATGCAACCTTGTAGTTGCTGCTCAACTGCAGCAACGTCGTCTGTGCGTCATCATCGCCCAAGGTCACGTCCGAGCTGATGGTCCCCGTCGTCGCATTCGATCCGCCGACCGCATAGTTCAGATCGATGAACCGCGGCAACGCCTGGCCGGTCTTGCGCATCGGCCAGTCAAAGGACGCGATGCGGGTGTTGGCGGTCAGGAGCGCCAACGCGATCGTGTCGGTCTCAATGTAGATCGCAAACGTCAGGTCCGAGCGGTTGCCCGACGCTTGGGCGGTCGCGTTGTTGGGCGCCCCGCGGAACTGCACTTGCAGCGAGGTCAGCGTGGCAAAGACCGTGCCGACGTTCACCACCACGCGCGGCGTGCCGGGACCCTTGCCGAGCCCCAAGTCCTCGCCGAAGTAGGTGGCATTGCCCCAGATGTCGTTTGGCGATTTGGTGAAGGTCGTGGTGTCCAATTCGCCGGTCAACTGGTCGTACATGTTGGTGGAAGCCGCCGAAGCCGTGATGGCCTGGGCGTTACTGAATTGCAGCTGTTGATCGAGCATGCCCATGGGGCGCTCTCCTGTATTGGAAGTGAATGGGAAGGATGGAACGAATCGGGAAATGTCGGGTGTTCCCGATTCGTCTCTTGGATCAGGTGATCGTGCTCTCGGTGTCGAGAATCTGATCGCTGACCTTGATCGCGATGTTGCGGAAGTTCACGATCGGACGGCCGGCATAGTCCTCCGGGCGCAGGAGCACGTTCTTGTCGCGAATCGCCTGGATGTCCATGTATTCGCGCGAGGTGCGGTCGCACAGGAAGATGAGCCGCACCGGCGGCGCGATCCGGTCGGGTGCATCGGTCTTCGTGATGCCGGAGACCATCTGGCCCGCGGTCGGCAGGCGCACCACGGCCTTGCTCATGATGGCGAACAAGTCGGGCGGGGTCGAGCCCGCAAGCCCCGCGGTCGTCGTGTCGATGTTGGCCATGCGCACGATATAGCGCCAATCCTCGATCGCGATGCCGCCGTTGCGCGAAAAATACGAGGTGTAGGCCTCGTAGCGCTGCGTGCCGTTGTTGGTGAACGCCGGCACGATGTCGCCTTTGTTCTCGAACGTGAGGCCGGCCTTGGTGCCTTTGGGATAGATCGAGTAGAACGTCTGATCCCCCATGCCCAAGAGCCAGATCGAGGTGTTGGAATTGCCGGTACCCCCGCAGTTGAACACATTGACGCCGTTCTGCGCGCCCGAGATCGCCGAGAAGTAGGTGGCGATGCCGGAGAACTGCGTGGGCGTGGTCCAAGAGTTGCCGTAGATGTCGAAGCCTTCCCACTGCTGGCCCATGCCTTCCATGTGGGCCACGTCTTCCTTCTCGCGGTTGGCGTTGGTGTTGCCGCCCAAGTCCGCGAGTTTCTTGTCGATCTGGGAGTAGGCGTCGAGCATCATCATGCCGAAGGTGAGCTGGGCGGCCGACGACTTGGTGTAGCCGACACCCTGGTTGAAGCGCCGCGCGGTGCCTTGCGGGAGCGCGGTGCGAACGGTGACGACATGGCCGGTAGTGAGGTTACCCTCGACCATCGGCATCGCCTCATCGAGCGAGAGGCATTGCGACAAGAGCTCCGCCATGTCGGCGATCTTGCCGGAAGGGTCCATGCGCCGACCGAGGTCGGCAAGCGTAAGAGAAGCCATGATGAAATTATCCTTGTGGCAGGTTCACGCCGTCGATGGCGGAGTACCAGCCACGATTGCCGGCCTCCTTGCCTTTGGGCGGAACGATGGGGTTGGGTGGAACGGGCTCGGGTTCGCGGAACCGCTCGTAAAGATTATGTAGGGCGCGGATCAGAAGCGGATGGCTGGATACTCCGGCGTTGTCGAGAATCGCCATCAGTCCATCCTGTTGCTGCTTGTCCAAGCCCAACATACTCTCGTAGGCGTATTTCGCGTTGCCGAGCGTGGTGTCGATCCTGTTGCCGCCGAGTTGCGGATCAGCCTTGAGATCGTTGATCCATCCCTCTTTCATGCGGTTCCAGACATCGACCTGATGCCTAACAACTTCACGTCCGATGCGCTGGACCTCCGTGTGGTAGAAATCGACGAGGCTTTGCCTCAAGGATTCCACCTGGCCGTGCTCGGCCTTGGCCGTGGTCTCGAAGGCGCCAAGCAAAGTATCGAAGTCCTTGAGCTTGACATCGTCGAGCTTGAAGCCGTCGGGAAGTTTCAGCGCGGTGTAGACGGGCGTAGCCGGGGGCTTTTCAGCCAGGGCGTCCTTTGCCGCAGCGTCGGGTGCCTTGGGTTCCCCATCCTTGCCGGCTTCGGGCTTTGTGGGCTCGGGCGGTTTGGCGGGTTCCTTCGGCCCCTCGGGGGGCGGCGTTCCATCGGCTGGCTTTGCAGCCGAAGCTTGATCCGCAGCCCCCGGGCTCTTCGAGCCGGGGGTGGCGGTCGCGTCAGGAGGTGCGGCCCCATTAGGCTTGGCACCATCCGGCTTCGCGTTATCGCGCTTGCCTGCATCCGCGCCAGCGAGAAGGGATGGCGCGGGAGATTCAATCTTGGCCGGAACCGCCGGCTCGGCAGCACCGGGATGAGGGGTGGCGCCTGCGGTCGGGGCTGAGTCGCCCGCAGGCGCAGCAGCCGCCGCGCTCGCCGGGGGGCTTGCAACGGCTGCATTGGGAGTCGGGGGAGCGGCCGGTGCCGCTACAACTGGCTCGGTTGCCATGGGGATAGTCCTTTTTGGATCAAGGCTTGCGCGGAGTGTTTGTTTGCTCTGAGCGGTCAGGGATCGCTAGATACAAACCTGCGATCACCAGTCGGGCTTCCAGAGCGGTCATTGTCCCAAATCATCCTTCTTCTCGTTCTGCTTCAAAAGCCGCGAGTTGCGCAATTGTCGCTCGATGTCGGCTTCCTCCAGCATCTTCATGTAGAGCTCGGGGTGACGCCTCATCATACCGTCAATCAGCGCGCCGATGTTTCGCTCACCCAGATGCAGGTAGGTCCGATGCGTATCCGAGCGGCCCTGGTCGTCGGTTGCCACAAAAGTCTCGCCCATGTGGCAGGATTCGAAAACAAGGCGGTAAAGCAGATCCCGGCTATTGGGGTGGTTCATCCACACCCGCACGGTGTCGTCGTCCTGGCGCTCGCGGCGCGCCTTCTCCTTGGCGGCATTATCGACGGCGACGGGATCGGACGCGTCGTAGACGCCGAAGTCGTCAGGCATCAATCACCTTCCTCACCGCCGGCAGGATATGCTCCGCCTGCTTCGCCATCTCGTACTCCGCCCATTTCACAAACCCCTTGATCATGTTCTTGTCGTTGCCAAATCCCGTGACGTGCAGCCATTTCTTGAATCCCGGCATGGCCACCTCGCACACGTCCACCATCTGGGCGGTTAGTTTCAGGGTGAGGTCGAGATCGGCGCCAAAGTATTTCATCGCTGCCTGCGCGCCGCCGCGATCGGGGCCGAGGTCGAGCGCGTTGCGGAAGTGCCAGAGCGCGTGCGGGGCCTTGGCTGCCGCCTCCAGAAGACCAGCGCGATACTTGCGGTCCACCTCGATCGGAATGCCGCGCTGGCGGGTGGCCTTGTCGTAGAAATAGCCGAATGGCTCGCCGGGACCGGTGCGGTTGAGCATCATCGGGACGGAACTGAAATGCGGGCGAACCATCAATGCCTCACATACCCCGGTGGCAGAATCAGCGGCGATGCCGGCTTGGCATCATGGTCGTAGAGCCGCGCCCGGTATTCGCCCTTGCGCCGTTCCAGGTGCTGCGCCATCAGCGACCATCTGTAATCGCTACGGAAGCACGCCGCGAGTTGCCGCATGCCGCCGATCGCCTGCTCGATGCCGCTGAGGAACCGATCGCGCGCTTTGCGCCACTGGTAGGGATCGCCGCGGACCTGCGCAGTCTGTTGTTGTTTCATAGTCAATTCGATACCGGCAAGACTACAGGCTGTCAGGCGCATGCGATCGAATATCTCGCCCGTGTCCCGCCAGGCCTTGCGATTCTTGATCGTGTGGCAGGAGAGGTGCATGCACGCCTCGGCGCACATCTTCAAGCCCTCGATCACCCGCTCGTACGACTCCCGCTCGATCATGGCGGTGCCGCGCGGATCGGGCAGCGGGTCGCCGTCCTTGCCGCGCTGGACGAGGTTGTTTGATGGATCGACCATGACGCCGTGGGTCGGGTCGAAGACCATCTTGGCGCGCGGGTCGGCGTTGGTGTCGTCGGTCATCGGAAGTCCTCGACATCGCCGCCCAACGCGACACCACACCGGATCAAAGTATCGCCACAGCGCGACAGCACTCGCTTCCACCACGGAGTTCGCTTTCGTGGACCGTAGAGCGCAAGCAAATCTTCCATTGCGCGAATCTGATCAATCAAATCAGAATTCAGTTCGCGTTCGATCAATGGCCGCATACGATCGGCATATTCCGCGAGAGTAATCGGGTTTGCACTCATGCGCCCGCTCCCGCACCCTGCCCACCGGTCCCAAGCATCGCCTGCAGCGCGCTGATCCCACCGCCAGTATCCGTCTGCGAGAGCGTCTGTGCAGCGGTTGCCACCGCCGGCGCCACATGGGTTGCCGCTTGCGCTGCCTTCTCCTGCTGCATCTGCTGATCGCGCGTCTGGCGGATGGCGTTCATCGTGTCCTGATCGTTCCAGTCGTCGGGCGGGAAGTCAAGCTTGTCGCCGTAGTCGCGGATCACCTTGTCCTTGTTGAAGTTGTCGAGCGTGCCCGGCATCGCCGCTTCCATGCGGCCGGCAAACGATAGCGTGCGCTCGATGCCCGCAGTGGCGGCAGCATTCTGAATCTGGGCAAGCTTGCTCACAAACTTGATCTGGATCGGCACGTTGCGCAGCGAAGCCGGCTTGGGCGGCACGATCCCGCGCCGCGCCATGATGCTCACGATCCGATTGATGCCGTGGGCGTCCTCGCGCAGATTGCGCTCGATCACCGGCCCAAGCCGCAACAGCTTCTCGCCGCGGCGTTCGTTCAACTCCAACTCGTTCCTCGGCTGTACACCCTCCATGTCGGAGATGGCGAGGAACACATCATTGAAGAACCAGCGCTCGACCTTGTGCTCGATGTTCTCGATCACCTTCTCAAGCTCGGCCACCTGCGGATTGACCGTGTAGGTTGGCCGCATCCCCGTGTCCTTGCCGAGGTTGGCGACGTAAGTCACGCGTCCAGGCAATATCGAGGACGGTTCATTCTTGAGCGTGGCATCCGCCAGCATCGGCGGGCGCACCATCTTCTCGATCGCTTCGTTGAGCCTTCGCACCATGCGGTGCAGCTGCATGACATCGGGCAACGCATCCATCCCAGGCGAGCGGCCGTAAGGGTCGTTGCCGCGCGTGTTCCACAGCGGACACATGTAGGGCCGCTCATGGAAGCCGCGCACCGAGAGCGGCTGCGGGGTCGATTTCCCACGCAGCCAGTAATACTCACGATAGGCGTAGCCGCCGGGGACCACGCCGAGCGTTGGCTTCTGCCCATACATGCTCGCGGGATAGTTCGGCTCGATCGAATGCCCAACGATCGATTCGGTTTCGAGGTTGGCGCCTTTGGTGTTCCATAACTCGCCGACATCGGTGCCCTGCACGGCTTTGGGGCCGAAGCGCCCCACGATCTGGCGCGTCGTCTGGGTGAACTCGCGGTTAAAGACGATGTTCTGCGAGCCGGCGCCGCGCCCGAGGTAATATTCGCCGGCGCATGGATTCTGGCAGTCGATGACGTAGCGCGAATCCTCGTAGATCAGCATCGGCCCGGTGCCGAAGGTCGCCTCGTCCTCGTACATCTGATGCTTGGAGTCGTAATAGTTCGAGCCGGCGAGCACGTCGTAGAACCGCTGCTCGAACTCGGCGAACCAGCGTTTGGCGGTGGTGTCGAGCTCGAAGCCCTGGATGCCGGGCTCGAACTTGACCCACTTTTTTGTGGGCGAGGAGAGCCCATCCATCATGCCGGCGGCGCAGACGAGGATAGCCTGAGTCGGGGTCGAATCCACCACGTCCTGGTTGATCGGCAGCCCGCGCGTCATGTTGTTGGGCGTTATGAGCCAAAAATATCGTCGGGGAAGCATGTTGGCCGCGATCTCTCCCCAATGCATCCACCACGGCGTGCGCCAATTGCGCAAGCCCAAGAGCACCTGCTCCAAGTAGGCACGCATGTCCTCCCAATCCTGGTTTGAGGTCCAGGTGCGGAATGGAATGGTGGCAGGCGTGCGCGCCAGGAGCGAGGCATCGGCGCGCTCGTAGAAAACGGAGGCTTGGTCGGTGGTGAGCATCAGAAGAACAGCACCAGATAGAATCCGAAGATGAAGCCCTGCACGAACAGCCTTTGATTGCGCGCGCTCATCCGACCAAGCTCGCCTTGCTGGTCGTCGGCGGCACCAAATCGCCCCGCGGGCCGGTGCTGTCGGTCCCGCCCATGCCGCCGCCCTTGGCGAGCGCCGCGGCCCGGGCCTGGTTGGCGCCCGCCTGCTGCACGCTCATATTGGCCATGGTGGGCGGGATCGCGGCCGGGGGCACCGGCGGCGGAGGTGGCGGGGTCATCTGCTGACCGCCTATTCCGAAGATTCCTCCCATCAGACAAACCTCACATGAATTGATCCATCTTCTTTCTCAATAGCGAATGCCGCCATATCGACGGCATCAAACAGCCGTGCCCGCCATAGGGCGCGCTCAGCATCAGTTAACCTGTCGGATTGGATAATCCGCGCCAGCGCTTCAATTGTAGCATCTGCAGCATCATGCAACGCGCAGCATCGGTAGCCCATCACTTGCTCCTGCATGGATCGTAATCGCCATTCCGAAGATACCGGCCATCACACAGACGCCTTTCGTAAGCGCTGTAGAGCGGTCCAATCAAAGTCCTGCTCGAAGTCTCGCAAATACTCGTGCAGAGCGCGCAACTCGTCGTCTGATATTGCGCGATTGAATGACAGCAAGATTGCTTTGTCATTGTCAGCCATTCGGCTCACTCCTTGAACACGGATTTCATCCATCACTTGCTCCTGCATGGATCGTAATCGAAGGTATGGCACAGTCCCGGTGTCTGATGCTTCACGTAGGCGTCCAGTTGCGCATTGCGCAGCGCCCATTCCGGATCGGGTTGGACATCGGCTTGCTTCGGTCCCGGGCGCGAGCCGTTGGCGATGCTCAACGGCGAAGAACGTAGCGAGATGGCAACGCCGTCACTTGGTCTGGCAGGGGTCATATTCAAACACATGCCCTTGCGGCTTGGTGCCCATATTCCAGAGCGAAGCTGGCCGCACCGTCGCCCGCTCGATTCCAGAGACCACGAGGTAGCGCATGGCGTCCATCAGATGGTCGTTCTTCTTGACGAGCTTGCCTTCCTCGTCGCGCTGGTAGAAGCGCAATTCCTCGCGCCATTTGGCGAGCGATTTGAAGGCGCGGAGACGGCCCGTCGAGAGTCGTACCCAGGTTTCCGTCAGCCCGTTCTCGACCCCGTTGTCGGCTGTGGTGAGGGTGTCAAGTCCGAGTTGAATATATGTCGCCAAGAGCTGCTCGCCGTCGCGCTGTCCTCGGCCGCGTGATGCTGGATCAATAACCCCCGGAATCCAAATTCCTCTTGCCCGGATGGCGGCGGCGTGAACTGGCGGTTCCGCGTGCATACGATAATGCTCATCGTAGAGGTACACAACATCGGTGTTCGGGTCCCTTGCTGCCCACAGTGCCGCGGTGACGTTCCAGCCCACATCAAGCGCATAGCATTGCTCGAACCATTCCGGGATCGCGAATGGGTCGCAGAGGATATCGGATTCCGGCACCGGATAGATGGCGCCGGACCCGAGCTGCGGGATGCCGCGCGAGCGGGCGTCGAGCTGGTAGGGCGGGATGCCCTTGGCTTCCTCGCGCTTCTGCTCGTGGGAGAGATGGGGAACGTCGTCCCAGCCGGCGTTGGCGACGAATTTGGACATCAGGCAGGTCGCCAAAATAGCGGCAGGAAGAATGGGCGATGCCAAGTTCCAGTCATCCGAGCTACTTCGCGATCACGCAGAGGCACAAACTGCCAGAATTCACCATCGATAAACCTGAATGTCTGCCCCCACGAGGTACGGCCAGACAAAGCATAGATTGGACTCCCGTCGCGCGGAGCGGTCTCAAACGGCTCCATCATTCACCTCCGCCCATGCCCCGCCAGCGCTCAATGATCGCATCTAGTATTCGCGGCGTCACGAACTCCCGCACGACCTCGCTCATGCCTTCGTTGGGCGTGAACGTCGAGATCAGGTGCCCCGATCGCGTCATCAAGCGGATGCGCTGCTCGATGTAGATTGCCAGCGGCGGCTCCTCATCGTCCCAGATGATATCACGCTCGGTGCCTTCGAACGATCCGCGGCCCTGCTGATAGGACTTGAAGCCGAGCTCGGAGAAGCCGCCATTGCGGTGCCTGATCTTGATCGTGTCGATGAAGTCGGCAATGCCGCGCTTCCACGAGATCGAGCCGTCGATGATGTCCTCGCCCGGAATGAGTCCGGTCCCGCGCACCGTCTTGCGCCGGCCTATCCAGGTAACGGGGCCTAGAAGCTTCTTCTGCAGGATGTCGCGGGTCGGCTCGTTGAGCTTGCCGCAGGCCCACACGTCCACAGGCCGATCATAACGCATGCCGGGCCACCAGTCGGGATAGCGGCCGGTCAGATGCAGCGTGGTCTCGTAGCCGCCGGCACCTTCGGTCTTTCCAATCCGGTTTGCGGCCAGAAACAGCCGCTCGGTGTGGGGCGACCCGTCGCAATCCTCCGGGCACGTGACCATCGGCTTGTGCTGGCCGCCGGCTGCGAAGAACTCCATGTGCCGCGCGTAGAGTTCCCGTCTTAGCGGCCCGGTGTCGGGATAGAAGCGATAAAGCGCCCGCCGCGGTTCAGCCTGGGCTACGCTCTCTCTCAGCTTGCGGGCCAACAGGAGCCGGCCCTGCGGCGTCATCGACGACGCCAAGCTCGAGAACTTCTGCAAGAGCGCGCTGGTCATCGATGCTCAGCATGTTGAAGATGTTGACATCGCGCCGCTCGGGTTCGGGCAGTCCTCCCAGATGCTTGAGCAGCGTGAAGTTGGCCTGGTTCTTGTCGTAGAGGTGGTATTGCAGCGGCTTGCCCTCGGCGTCGAAGGAGGTGTAGGCGATCGCTGCGGCGAGATCACGCGGCAGTGCTGCAATCGGGATCAGCTTGCCTTCTTGATCATAGTAGTCCTGGCTGTTGGCACGGCCGACCCGATCGATTTCGACCACAATCCGGGCGGCGCGGACATCGGCGTATTCCAGCGCCTCCTTGAACCGCTCGCGGATGCGGGCGCGGACTTCCTTGCGGTTGGAGAGGCGCCGGGCGTTGGCAGGAGCTGGCGGATAGCCGGCGCGCTTATAGGCTTCGAGCGCAGGCGATTTCTCGCCGGCAAGTGAGAGTTCCACGAACTCCTGCGCGAATTTCTCCCAAGACAGCCGTGCCAGCGCACCCATAAAACCACGCGGGCATGTCACCCGCTCCTATCCGTAGCCTCCGCGTCCGGGGTTATATCGCACTCGCTCGAAGCGGCGCAAGGGGTAGGCGGGACCGACGAGTTCATGGGAAAGGTCGTCTGCGGCCGGCGGTGGGGTGACGAAGAGGGGCGGAGCCGCGGATTCAGCGGCTTCTTCGACCCGGGATTCCAGAAGCGCATCCGTTGAGTTGGTTGATTGATCTGGATCAATGCCAGTCTGTGGGTGCCGGTCGTCCTGCGCGGTCACCAGACGCCGGGCGATATCGTCCCGCGGCATCGCCACCAGCCCGTTCATCATCTTGGTAAGGAGCGACCGCACCCAGGCGGCGTTGTCCAGCCCCTCGCGCTCGGCGCGTTCGCCGATCCAGGCCTCGAGCTCATCGCCGAGGCGAATCACCATGCGCTTGGTCAATGCGGCCATCGGCTGCCTCCTATAAAAAAGGCCGCCCTTTCGGACGGCCAAGGACGGGGAGGAAACCTGCGATTTTTAAGCGCGTTCCACAATAGCGATGGCTCGGTTTGCCATCACAAGGATCAGAGCTTTTGGAGATCGTCAGCGTCGAACTGTACAGGGGTGGCCCGTCCGAAGATGCCCACTAGTGCCATGACGCGGCCGTGATCGTCAATAGCCGATGTGACGGTTGCGTAAAACTCCGCGAATGGACCGGTCAGTATCCTTGTCGTATCGCCGACCTCGATCTTCCAGCGCAGCGCCTTGCGCCCGGTCTTGGTGGCGTGGCAGGCCTCGGCAAGGCGGATCGTGTCGATGATGGGCTCGGAGAGTGGATGCGGGGCACCTTCACCCACCAGCTGCCGCACACCGGCAACATTGCGGGCGCGGTCCCAATGGTCCGATCGCGGCAGACATCGGATGAACAGGTAGGTCGAGAACATCGGCCGCTCGACCTCGCGCGTCGAATGGCGGCCGTGGCGTTCCTTGACGAACAGGATCGGAAGGTAGACGCCGAAATTGCGCAGCCGCAGCCCCTCGGCGGCCAGGCGTTCGGTGTTGCCTTGACAGCGAACACCAAACCAATAGCCTTGGTCGGATGGGAGTGGGTCGATGGATTCGTGGGATCCGTAGCGTGAGAGTGTCCGATGGTGGGCAATCTTTGATTCTTCGATAAGGCGCCGATATTCTTCGTTCTGGTCGAGATTGCCCACGGTGTCTACCCCTTGCTGAATTCCACCAAATCGTCCTCGGTCGCGAGCGTTCCGGGAACAAGCGGTGGATCGGTGCCGGAGTAGATCGTGCCGTCGGCGCGCGGTGGCCAAGGCCAGGGAACACAGACCTCGGTCAGTCGCGGGAGGTTGTAGCCAGCGAAGGTCTCCCGGATGAAGCCCACCCAAGCGCCGAAATTCTGCGTACCGGCTTGGAATCGCTCCGTGCAAATTCCAGGCGAATCAGCCATCGCGAGGAGCCGCAGCGTGATCGGATGCCGATAGCTGATCGTGCCGTCCTTGAACACCAGCGGCGTGAAACGAGCAATCCGCGCGAGCGCCAAAATTGCCCGGCCTTCCAACAGCATCGGATGATAGGTCTTTGGCGCGTCGGCCGCCGCATCGGCCTTCTCGCCGGCTTCGATAAACCCGATCCATTCACCGTTCTTGACCCAGATGTGGGCGTTTTTTGCCGTCCGGGACCGTCCGCGCCGCCGTTGCCGCTCGCGCTCGAGATAGGCCGCGTAGCCCTTGGCACCGGTGAGGCAGGCCTCGAAGTCGGAGTCCGCCAGCACGGCGAGCTCGGCGCGGGTGCGGTTCCAGTTGGTGATCGGGTCGGGATAGACCTTGGCGAGTTGCCTGGTTCGCTTCTCTCCAATTGAATCCTCAGCATCCTTCACCCCCCTCTTAAGGGGGGAAGGGGGGCTTACTTCCTGGTTCAGGTTAAGAGCATTAGCCCCTGTCCCTAGTGAGGTGGCTAGTAGAGGGCTAATGGAGTCCTGATCGGGATTAGTACCCCCTTCCCGTACGGGGCTAACAGAGGGTGGGGAATTTTCTTCTCCCGGCTCCTTGGGGCCTTTATTGGCTGCATTTCTCTCGATTTCTTCGGCATCGGCGTTGACCAAGAGGCGAATCTCGTCGGTCGTACGCTTGCCGCGACCGTCGCTGTTGCGCCGGCCATGCTCATCGAGCCACTGTGGCACGCGCAGCACGGCCCCGATCGACTCCAGCCACGCCAGCCGACGACGGACGGTTTCGGTCGCGAGCTCGCAATCCTCGGCCAAGGCACCAATCCCCACAAAACACGCACCTTCGCCGTTCACATAAATCGTGAGCATCGAAAGCACGAGTTTTGCGTAGGGATTACCCAAACGCAGGTTACGCGCCCACGCATGCGCTTCGTCGGCAGCTATACGGCGCGACCTCATATGGGCGATTCCCGACGATTCATGATTATGGCGCGCTATGCAGATTTTGCACAGCTGGCGGGGTTCACGCGGTAATAACGCAGTCGCGACCAACGGCCGGGCTCGGCTTCCTCGATCCGCTCCGCCCGTCCGCTGCTATGCAATTCACGCAAGGCGCAGCGCACGCTATTGGGTGCCCACTGGCCCATGCGGCGCCAGATCTCAAGCGCCGTCTCGGGCGTCGGGCCGAGGTGCTTCTCGGTGTCGATGATGACTTGGGTATACTTCATGGTAGCGGCTTTGTTGCTTGCGGTAGACTTGCTGGCCAAGGAACCGGATGGTGGAGGTGGGGGCACCGTTGAAGCAGGCGTGCAGGAGGGCGATGCAGGCGAGGTGGTATTCGGATTCGGTGATGATGGGGCGCGACGGGAAGGTCATGGTTGGATCACGAGAGGGGAGGGCGGGCGGAGAGGGTCATCGGTCATCAGAGGATCTTGGTGGGGCGGTTCGATTGCTACGTCGCAGAGCATGCCGCCTTCATTCTTGATGCGGCGCTCGGCCATCGCAGCATACGCGGGATTAAGCTCGATCAGGATGGCGTTGCGCTGCAACCGATCGGCGACGAGGCCGGTCGTGCCGGCGCCGCCGAAGGGGTCGAGGACGGTGCCGCCGAAGGGGCAGCCCGCCACAATGCAGCGCTCTGCGAGTTCCGGCGGGAAGGTTGCAAAATGCGCTTCGCTGAATGCTTGCGTCGCCATCGGCCATACCGAAAGCGGCGCGGGCTCGTAATTTCGCAGGAAGCGCCCGTTTGCAACCTGCTCTGTTCGCTCCATTTGATCCCAGCGGTCGTTGAATCCTTGATGCCGACGGCTATGGCCTCGCTGCTTATCGATGAGCTTGCCAGCTTCGCGGCCATTGCGATGATGCGATCCGTGACCGCCTGGTCCGGTGTCCCAGCCGTCTGGCATTTTTATTCGCTTGTTGCCCACGACTCGGCGTTTGCCGGGGTTGCCTTCGACATACGAGCCGCCGCGAAAAGTGGCGGCGTCTTCGTCCGAAGTGCGACCTTGCTTGATCGCCGCAGCGTCGAAATAATACGGCATCCTGATCCAGCGCGGACCAAGCTCGCCGGTCGTGACCATCACCACCTGCTCGGACAGATCGGGATTTGTTTCGATGGTGCCGGTATCGCGGGCGCGGAAATAATCGGAGATATTTGATTTTGCGAGCAACCAGATCTTTTCATGCGCGGCTGATGGCCGGATGGCGCCAGACGAATCGGGCATCGGATTAGTTTTTCCCCAGATGTTTTCCGCCTTCACCCACCAGCCATCGTCTTGAAGGGCGATGGCGAGCCGATTTGGAATCATGCAGAGGTCGCCAGGCTTGAGCCGCCCACCCGCACGAACTCTGTTGCCGGCGTCGGGCCTATAGTTCTCTTTCGCTCGGCTGTTTTTGTTTCGATTGGCGTTTGCGAGCGAATATTGCAGATTGCCATCCGTATTGAGACCGCTCGCAATCGTCGCGTAGCAATCACCGTAATTGAGCCACAGCGTTCCAGATGACGTGAGGATGCGGCGGACCTCTCGTAACAGGTCAACCATTAGATCTAGATGCTCGCCGAGCGAGGCTTCCAGCCCGATCTGTCCAGCGACACCGTAGTCCCGCAACCCCCAATATGGGGGGCTCGTCACCACGCAATGCACGGATTCCGCAGGCAGTGTGCGCAGCACATCGCGACAATCCCCGACGATGATCCGCACGCTCATGCTGAGGGCCTCTGATCACCAGTCGGGTTCCCGAGCGGGACTTGTCCCATAAGCTTTTTCATTTCGGATCCCATCCTGGCCCACCTCCAGCCATCCGCTCCCGGATGGCGGCAAAGCCGACATCGCGTGATTTGGCGAAGTCGTCTTGGGCGTTGTAGACGGCGGGGAATTCATCATGGGTGCGGCCGTCGAGGATGCGGCCGGCGGCTTTCTTGCCGACGCGCAAGGCAGCACCGTATTTTTCGGTTTGATTTGGATAAGAAAACTCACCCCATTGCTTGAAGAAGAACGCCACGCCAGCCGCTGCGCACTGATCGCGCAGCAAACGCGCCCAATCCGGACGCATGGGACGGGCGTTGGCACCGCTCTCGCCGCCGACGATGACCCAATCGATTAGTTGACGCCCGAGAGGCACGGCGCATCGCTTTCCCGGCGTGTCCTGGTATCGGGCAAAGGTGCCAATTAGGTCAATCGGCCCCAGCAGCGGCTCAGCCGAGATGAACCTCACCACAGCTGGCGTCTGCAACAGTAGCGGTATGCGTTCGTCGGCTTCCTCTTGGCGCTCGCAGGAAACACCGAGCCAGATATTTTCTAGGATTCTTGGAAGAAGCGCAGGCGCAAGAAACCGTGTCACCCATTGACGCATTCGTGCCGGTCGTTTTGTCAACACCTGAAAGGTGTGATCGGTCTGCAGCATGGTGTCGAATATCTTCTCGATCCATTCATCCTTTACAAAATCAGCGAAGAGATCGGTCATGCTGCCGACGAAAATCTTGCGTTGGCGCTTCCACTTGAGCGGTGCCGTCAGCATCTCATCATCAAGGAATATCTCGATGTCGGCACGATGCCCCGGCTTGAACGGGAAGCTGGTGCCCAGCCGCTTGTTCATGGTCTCGGCATAACAAAATTCGCATCCTGTCGTCGCATGCTCGCAGTGCCAGCCGATCCTGCCGGTTTTCAGGTTGCGGGCGCGGATCGGATTCCAGGTCGCATCCGTCCACTCGATGGCGCTGCGGTCGCTCATTCGGCAGCCTCGCTTGCGGCTTCGGCTTCGTTTCCCCATGCCGACCAACCGGGACGTGCCGCACCGCGGCAGTTCAACTCAACCTTGGGCAACGTCGGGAACAACCGCTCAATCATCTCCGGGAAAAACTCGGGTTTCTCAGAGTGAGTATGAACGAGCGCCTCAATGAGTGAGTTTTCCTGCGTTCCGGGCGCCGGAGCCGGTATCTTTCCGCGCGTGCCAACCAGGAGAATTTCGTGGCAATTGCGGAACCAATAGCCGGTTCCAACCGCTGACACACACGTTGACGTGCCAGCTAATTGCCGTAGCTTCCGCCATATCTGGTGGCTGCAATAATCGAAACCCCAGGCCCCCATGACTGTCAGAGCGTGCGGAAGCATGGGCACTGTGGCCCACAGGAACAGCACGCAGTCGTCGGCCGCAATGCTCGGCACGTCCCGGGAGGCGATAACCTCGGTACATGAGGTCGGATAGTGGTTGTCGGCAGCGCGATCCATGCCAGTCTCGCGCGACCAGGGCTCGAAACGCCATTCGGGATCCGCGAGGATCACGCCGAATTTCTGCTGCGGCAGCGCACACTGAATGCCGCCCAGAACGCGCTCGCGGATGGCGCGGCGTTCCTTCTTCTCCTGCTGGCGCTCGGCGTGGGCCTCCTTGAGAACCGTTTTGTCGCCATCGATCGTGGCAACTGCAATCCGCTTGGCTTTGGCGATCTTGGCCTCTTGGGCGTCGAACGGAAGGGCGGCGAGTTGCTGCCAGCGGGAGGATTGAGTGCGGCTGATGTCGAGGTCGGAAAGTGTAGCAGCGTGCGACTCTTTCGGCCGCCCCTTTGGCCTCGCATCCCGCTCCGCAAGCTCGCGCAGGATTTCGCCGGATCGGATTTCGGCACGCAGTTTGATCTCGGTCGCGCGGTCAATCAGTTCACGGTCCTTTGCCTGTTGAGCGTAGGTCTTGAGCGCAACTGCCTTGTCGCGGATGTCCTTGACCTCATCGATAGCCACGGCTTGGGCGAGGGCCTGGCGGGCGGTTTCGTACCATCCGAATTGGTTGGCTTGAACCGGGACGAGGGCGGTCTTGCGCTCCGCCTTCTCGATCGCGCGCCGCACCTTGTCCTTGTCCCAATTCATCGCCTTGGCGATGCGGATATAGCCCCAGGAGGGGTGCTCGGCCTTGAGGCGGAGGGCGCGGGTTGATTGATTTGAATCAAGGCTTGGCATGTGGGGGTGGGAGCTCTGAGCGGTCAGGGACCGCTTCTGATTATCGGTGGGCAATCCGCGCATGATGCGAGCAATAGCTGCCATCCCGCATCGCGGCCCCGCAGAACACGAAATCCGCCTCTTTGGGGTTGCCTATCGGCCAGCGGCAGTGCTCGGGCTCAAGCGCAAATAGGGGGACGCCGACGGCCGGGACCTCAACCGGTAGGTCGATCACTCGCTCGGTAGGCAGCATGCCCGAATCGGGGTCGATTGGGCTGCAGGTCGGGAAACGCGACCCGGCCACAAAGCGATCGGGCCGCGGCGGCTTGTTGGCTTGCTTCAACTCCCGCTTGTGGGCACGGGCGACCTTGACCTGCTCCATGGTTTGGCAGATGCCGAGACGGTGCAGCTTGCCGATGACGGCGCTGCGGGAAATGTTGAGCCTTTTGGCGACCTCGGCGCATGACAGCCTGCGGGCGTTGAGGGCTTTCAGCTGGTCGATCAGTTCCTGCGTCCACACCATGGCCGGTCCTCCATTGTGGGAGTTCACGTTAAAACCTATCCTGTTGGGCTTAGGGAGCGCGCCAGGAGCCTGCGGATGGCTTCCGGGCGGGAAGGGAGGTCGTCCTCGTTGCGGCGCCAGTCATCGATCTGCCGCACAGTGTCAGGCTTGAGCAGGAGCTGGACGCCGATTGATTCGGTCTCGGAACGTGGACGGCCACGCTTGATTTCGGCATTGTTGGTATTTTCATTTGACGACATGGGGGAAGGTGTGCCATAGGATTGAGGGTAATGCAAGCGGAAATGTTTTAAGGGGTAGGATTTATGGACAATGACCGCTCTGGGAACCCGACTGGTGATCGCAGGCCGGAGGTTGAATTTGACAATTATGGGTCCCTCGTTGTTCGCCGCGGCGGTGCCGAATTTCGGCTCGTGCAAGATGGGAGAGTTATCCGCACAACCTTAAGTCGGCCGGACAAGCGCGGCTTTCGGACACCTCACTACCGGGCGGTAAAGAGCCGATTTGCTGATCAAGTGCGCGATGCCATTCTCTCAATGATTCCTGACCGCTCGGAGCCTTCACACCCGTCGCGCACGCCTTGATCCAAATCCTTACGGGAATCACCCCACCCCATGACCTCACCCCTCCGCGCCGGCCGTATCCCCATCCCCAGCGAGGCCTTCAGCCACGATCTCGGCATGCGCCGCAAGCGTCCCCGGCAGGAGGCCCGTAACCACATCAAGTTCATCCGCACGCTTCCCTGCCTCGTTTGCGGCTCCCGGAAGGGCGTCCAAGCGGCCCATATCCGTTCTCGCAATCCCGTCTACGGCAAGCGCGGCACCGGAGCAGGCGAGAAGCCCGACGACAAGTTCACGCTGCCGTTGTGCCAGGAGCACCATGCGAAGCAGCATCAGGGCAACGAGATGGCGTTCTGGGCGCGTTATGACATTGATCCATTCGCCGTCGCGCTGGCACTGTTTGCGGCTTCCGGGGATGAGGATGCCGGGGAATTGATCTTGCAGGAGGTGCGACGGCATGGCTGAGCGTAGGATGATCAAGGTGGTCCGAACGGACCTGTCAGTCTGGCTCGGCAGACAGTCGGAGGCAGTGCGAGCTTGCGGTGCCCCACTTGTTGCGGGGCTCGATGCGGCGATGCTTGGGCCATCAACAAGCATTCCGATCAAACAACAGCTTGTCGAGGACATCGCGCGGTTGAAGGCCGCGATCGTGCAATAACGATATCGGTCGAATGCGAGCAGGAGAAAAGGAATGACACCCGATGAACATATCGCCTACTGGCGAAAAGCCGCAGCTAACGCGCGGACGAAAGAAAGCGCGCTCACGGCATTCGGCGTCTATGCTGGCCTTTCCATGATGGAGGGGCAGTGCGTAAATGCACTGCGAAGGCGATGTACCTTCAGTTGACGGATAAAGCCACATGATTTACAAGCACTTATGGCAAGTACCTGTCGGTTATCGGTCGGTTATCGGGCCAGGGCGCCACCCGGCACTCTATGGCTTGGTGCCGATTTTAATGTGGATCGCGTTCGGCAGTTCGCTGTTGTCCGTGATTCGTAACGCTGTTGCTTTGATTCCTGCTGCCAATAGCGCATCCCAAAGCGCCTTCGTAGCTGGACCCCACTCGGCTGTCCGTGAATCGTGGATTTGGATTTCGAGGCCCGCGAACGCGACCATGCCAGCATTAGGTTGCCCTGGCGGCGTAAATACGATGGGTGTTCCTTGCCAAGGTTGGCGGTTCCAACCGGCCGCTTTGAGTGAAGCGCCAATTTGTTCCATCAAGGCGAACGGTTCGGCCCCTGGCTGCAAGGAAAAATCGAACGGAACGCCAGAAAATTCCATCACTTTTTCGGTGATGTCGGCCTGTTGCGTTGCCGTCAACGAGCGGGGCGACAATTTTTCTTCCAACGATATGATTTGGCCGCGTTGGACAGACGCAATGCGTTCTTCGGACATAAAAAGTGCCAAACTGAATAGCGTTTCTAGCGCCACGCCCATGATGACGCATCTGTGGGCAATTTTAGCAAATTCTTCCCCGTTATTTTGGGTTTCCCAGACAATCCCAAAACTTGCAACGATGGCTGCCACGCCAGCCCCAACTAAGAGCCACGAATTCAGTATCGCGAGCGTATCGGCGTCCATGCTTGCACATATATTTGCGATTGCCGCCGTTCTATCCCAGTGTGCTGTTGCGGTCTGGGCCTTGGCAAAAGCATTGCGAGATTAGAGGCTCAGAATGGCAACTCCAATTGCTCAGGCTCCGGTTTGCTCGCCTCTGTCTTTTCCATCTGAGACAGTGACCAGTGACCATGTCTCAGCAGCCTGCTATCGCGGCGTCGAAAATGTCGGGATTATCCCGGTTATTGTAGCGGAATTGGAATTCCGCGACGTACAGCGGCATGTATTTCTTGCTGACCTTGTGGAAACTCCCGACGATCCCGCGCTTAAAGATAGACCAGAAGCCTTCGATGGTCTGAGTGTGGACCGCACCGACCACGTATTCACGCGCCGAATGATTGACGGTCTCGTGCGGGAAGTCTTTGAGGGTCTTGTACGCGGGCAATTCGTCGGTCGCCAGCAGGCTGACCTTGGTCGATACGGCTTCATAAACGAACTGATGCAAAGCCTCTTTGGTGGCGCGCTCAAGCACGCGCGTCACCACGTTGCCCTTGCGGCTGATTGCGCCAGCAATTGGAACCTTGTTGCCGGAACCGCCGCGCAACCCGCTCTTGCCGCCGTGCTTATTGATGCTCTTGCCGCCGATGTAGGTCTCATCGACCTCCACGATGCCCATGAGTTTGCAGAATTCCTTGTCCTGCAATGCGGCTCGGATGCGGTGGCACATGTACCAAGCGGTTTTGAGCGAACCGAAGCCCATGTAGCGGTGGACTTGCCGCGCGCTGATGCCTTTCTTGGCGGTCAGCATGAGATGGATGACGCGGAACCATTGGCGAAGATCAACCTTCGTGTTCTCGAAGATGGTCCCGACCAGATGCGAGAACCGATAAGCGCCGCCCTCCCGGCAATCCGGGCATTCCCATTTGAATTGCATGGTCTGGAGCGGATAGACGCGCTCGCTTCCGCAGCGCGGGCAGGTGACACCCTTCGACCAGCGGCGGGCGATCAAGTAGCGGTCGCAAGCCTCTTCATTCGGGAACAGCCGATCGAACTGTCCGACCGTCATTTGCATGATTTGGGGCGGCTGTTTTGCGCGGGCCATGGGTCTCTCCCTATCGATGAAAGGACCGTAGCACATCGAAATCTATCCGTCAAGAGGGGGTACATCGCCACTGCGAAAGCTCGTATTCGCGGCTCGCACAAGTGGGGGAACGGCCGGGCGGGATGACGCGCTATGTGCCGCATGTGATGAGGCCGAGCGCGTACTGCTCGATCTTCAGTAGAGACGTGACAATAGGAGGGGACAATGCAGCACGCTTGGGTCGAAATCGAGCGGCTGCGGGCGGCGCTCAAGTTCTTGATTGAGGAAATTATCGATCGAGAGGGGCGCGAGGGGATGACAGATTTTGACTTCGCAGAGCAGGTGATCGCGCTTGCCCGTCAGCAGCGCGAAAGGCTCGATCTTGAGCAGAGTTCGGGTGATGCGACTGGCTGATCAGATTGAAGAGGCGCGCGCTGCGCTGGAGCGATTAGAGCGCCAAGCCGAAGGCGCAACATGCGCTGAGTTAGGCCACGATTGGCAGTCGCTCGGCGGCTGCAACTGTGGATGTCATCCCGATGCGCAATGCAGCGTGCCGGTCAACGAATGTGCCCGATGCAAAGATTGCGATTATGGGGATAACCGCGAGGCCCGAGAGATCAGAGATCGGTGCGAATTGCGCGCTCATGGGCAAGGTCGTGGAAAATGAGCATTGACCCAGCAATCAGGCTGCAACGCACCGAAGAACGGCTCTGCGAATGCGGCGCGTCCGGTGTTCGGGTTTATTTGGCATCACCTTCCTTTCAATCGTCACGATATCTCTTGTGTAGTTCCAATTCATCCAGAATGGCGTTGCGCGCATCTTTTAAGGCGATCTCTCGAATAGCGCAGGCGGCGGCCTCGATCTGTGCTCCGCGCACGCCATTGCGATATTGCTGGCGGTGAAAGATGCGCCATTCGTGAACCTCAGAAATCATCCTTTCAAGCTCAGCCATTGTTCGCTCTCTTGAGTGCGTAGGCGATTCACGACCGTAACCACATTGCCGTGCGAGCAGATAAACGTGCAGCAGCCGGTGGGAACCATGACCGTGTTCTTTGACCCGTTTACGAGCTTGCGTAGATGCTTTGCCTTGGCCCCTTGAAGGCAGGCAAGTATTTCCGCCTTGGCGATTTCCGCAGGGACATCACGAACGCGCTCACGATAGCGGGCGGCGGCGTGGTTGCTAATCCGATGCTCGTAAAGGGACGATATCATCTAAGTAGTATCAATGCTAAAATTGCGAACGAGAGCAGGTTCACGGTCAAAGCAAAGATGGCGCCGTTTAGGCCGGGCCAGTTCTTGAACGGAACTTCGTATAGGTGTCTCATTTCCCATCCTCACGATCTTGCCCCTCAACGAATTTTAGAGCATCTACCGCCGTCATGTCCCTTGGTATCTCACATAAAATGACGCCCCGTGGCTTCGGCCGCGGGGCGCTCTTGCCTAACATGCGCGCCAACGGGCAGAGATCATCTGCCCGTTGTTTTCAGCCCCTCAGTCCGTAGATTTGCGTCCGATCGGACGCCCAGCTACATCGGTCGTATGAAGAAACGTTGGCGACGGCTTGCCGTCATCCCCCGCGGAGGCGATCGGCTCAATCACCTTGTCTTTGACCTGCCCCTCAAGGCTGCGCACCGTTGCCCGGGCGGAACTCATTCGCAGGCAGAAGTCGGACACCTCTTGCGCCATGTCGCGCGTCGTCTGCCGGTGGCCTTTGGCGGCCGTGCGGAGCTCGTCGGCAACCTCCTTTGCGTCCCCGAGGATCTTGCCGGCAAGCTGGCTTGCGGCTACCTCGATGGCCTCGGCGGCCTTCTCGAGCTGGAGGGCGGTCGCATCCCCGATCTGGTCGATGGCCTGCACGGTGACCTCGGAGATATGGAGCGATGCTGCCCCGGGCGCGTAGTCGCTAACCTGGGGCGGCGTCAGGCGGGTGACGGCGCTCATGCTAGAACATCTTCAGGAAGGCAAAGCCGACCCGCTGCTCGGGCGTGGTCGAGATGACGGCCGCCGGGAGCGGAGCAACGATCGGCACCATCGCGCTCTGCGTGCTCTGCCAGTTGATGTGATGGTAGTAGATATCAAGGTTCCACCCTTGCGCCAGGATGAACTCGGTACCGGCCCCGACCGTCCAGCCTTGGTTGCCAAGCTTGAACGATTCGCCTACCGCAAGATAGGGCGACATCAGGGCTGCACCTGGGATGATTGCCAGATTGATGCCCTGTGATGGCGTTCCGGGTCCAGCCGTGCCCGGTTGCCCGATGCCGAGCAGATTGCCCATACCCACGCCAGCCTTGACAATCACGCTCGCATCCCAATTCTTGCCGATGCCGACCTGAGCACCCAGGCCGTTGTTGGTCATGTTGGTTCCGAAATTACCCTCGCCCGCGAGGAAAAAGGAGCCGTTCCAGAACTGGTAGCCGCCCGTGAGCCCGATAATCCCGCCGCCGGCAAAGACGTTGTTGTTGATGCCGGAGGCTAGGATATCGACGTTGGAGCCGAGGCCCTGCACGTTAAATCCGGCATAGAAGCCCGAGCAGGACGGCGCTATGCCGGGCGTGGTCGGGGTCATGATCACGCCCGCGGTGCAGACCGGCGGCACGTAAGGGTCCGCCTTGCGCAAGACCTTCAGGTCGGCGGCATGCGCCGTGGCGGCAAGCAGCAAGGCTGCCAGCGTTGCAAAAGCTTTCATGTTCGGTTCTCCCATCCGCCCAGAATTGGACGCGAAATACGCTTACACTGGAAAGGTGTGCTTTGCGTGCAACAGTCAAAGTTAATTTGACTTTGGCACCGCGGCACTCCGCCCCACGCCAGCCACTGGGGCCGGTATCTCAGCCACCGTCGCCACCACTTTGTCGCTCTCGGTGTTCTTGGCAACGATCGGCGTGGCAACGATCCCTTTCACCTCCGGCATGTCGGCAACCGAGCTGATCAGCGTGTTGCGCGCCTCGGGGTCGGCCTTCACGGCGTCGATCTTGGCTTGCGGGCTGGCATTGTGCAGCGCGAGCGCCGTGGTCAGGTAGCCCGAACCGATGACGTTGAGGATCCCGGCCCAGGCGGTGACGTAGGGGATAGCCCCGTCCGGGATCGCGTTGGTAAGATGGATGGTTCCGGTCGAGATGGCGCTGGCGATGAAGATCACGAGGCCGATCCAGAAATGGACGGAGAGGTCGAGGTTGATTTTCATGTCACACTCCCGCGCCAGGATTGACGACGACAGGTCCTTTACCGATGCGGGCTTCGATGGCGTTGAGTCGCGCGTTGGTTTGCTTGCGCCAATCCGCGAGCGCGGCAAATCCGGCCTGCATGTCCTCCCAATCATTGCCGAGGGCGAACGGGCCGGAGGCGTTGGCGATGTCTTGGGCGAGCTTGTCGAAGGCGTCCATGGTGGTCTCCTATGGTGAGGTTGAATCTCTTATCCACCGAAACGGCGGCGAGTGATAGGGGCGGCAGAACCACCAGCCACAGGTGAAATCCCAACCCAATAGCCACACCAGGATCGGAATTCCGTTGTCTGTGCGTTCGGCCGATATGTACCACGAGGAACGCCAGCCGCTCAATTCCAAGCGGTCGGTCCAGCGCGTCTCCGGCATGACAACGCTCATTTTCCGAACGGATCGTCGCTGGTGATTCCATTCGGCAACTGCTTGACCGCCGCCTCGAAGGTCGCCCATGCATTGGTCTGTTGGCCTAGGCCGAGCTTGGCGTAGAGTTGCGCCAAGGTGCCGCTATCTCCCAAGGCAACCATCGCCTGCGCGATCTTCGCCAGCGGTGCCCCGCACGAGATGAGAAACGAGATGAAGGCCATCCCGCAGCCGATGCTCTTGTAGTCCTGGTCGGTAGTCTCGGTGCGGTCCACCCAATTCGGCATTCCGGCTTTTGCCCATGTCGGCGCGGAGGCAAAATCTGAAAGCGCATTGTTGCTCGCAACGGCGGCACACCAGCGCGACAGTGCCTCACCAGTCGAGAGACCGCAGAGTTGCGCATTCATGGCACATTCCGACAGCTCGGCCTCGAACAGTGCCGAGCAACGGGCGGAGCTGCCAAATGCCGCGCAGACCTCAATGTTGCCGCCGTTCTTGTAGTCGCAGGCCATATGGTCCGCGCCGCCGGTTCCATCGGTTGCTCCGCCGAGCGCAAACACGATCACATTGGTTGGCGCGCCGGTCGTTCCGAATAGTTGATTGTTGAGCGCAACGATCCGATCGGCATCCGCCAGGAGGTCCTTGGCGTTCTGCAAACCCTCCGATCCTAACGAAGGGTCGTTGTAGACGCTAACTTTCCCCACGGGCGACACCCCGAGCAGATTGGCGGTTCCGGTGTAGCTCGGCCAGTTGATTTTGGTCGGAGGAGGCGGCGCCGGCTGACGCAGAATAGCGACATCGGCCCTGATCTTGTTGGCGGCTGCCTGCAGCGTGTTGGCTTGCGACAACAGATCGGCCAATGCCGCGTTGGTGGACGGGGTAGCCGCGTCGAGGTGCTTGGGATGGAAAAGCGGATGGCTCATTTGGTTTCCTTTTGATTTTCACACGTCAGCCGACGGGATCGCCGGTAGCGCCCATGTGGCGCGCAATTGCTCTGCGGTGCCATTGAATAGCGAGAGGTCGGCGCCGCTCTCAAGCCCATCAAGCGTATGCGGCAACGGGCCGATGTCGTCGCCGGTATACTGCCACAGGAACGGCTTGGGCCACGGTAACGTCTCGCCGTTCGCATCAATATTTCGCCAACGGGGACCATATTCACAACCCCAGAGTGGGTGGGCAGCAAGGAATTCCCGCACGGCCGCACTCGCCTGTGGCGCCAGCGACTTGATCACGTCGCCCGAATAGAGCCCACAGCGTCGCCCGATCGCCTGGTCAACGCGATCGAGAAACTCGATCACCATTCCGAGCGTCATCTGGCCGGTGCCCCCGGGATTGCGCTCCAAGTCGAGCCAACAACTCGTTTGCGGCTCGGGTGACACGAAGGAGAGGAAGCGGGTGGCCTGTGTGGCTACCTTCTCGCCGGTGTTGAATGCGTAGGCGCCCCATTTGAGACCGACGCCGAGCGCAAGATCGCGCCGCTGGTGGTAGAGCGGATCGGTCTGCTCGTTGCTACGGGTGGCACGATGGATGACGCCCACGCATTCGGTGTGGGCGAGCTTCCCGAAATCGACCGGATTCTGCGATCCCATGTCGGCGACGTAGACGGTCATCTTGCTACCCTCGGCATGTCGTCGCTAGTCTCCGGGTGCGGCTGTATCACCATGAATTTCAACTCCGGCAGCGCAATCTCTATAGGCCATAGGCCATAGAATGGAAAACACTCGAATTGCAGATAGGCCCGATAGGTGGCTTCCCCCCACGGCATCCCGAAGGGGATCTGCCACTCGCGTCCGATATCGGTGATCTCCGGACGCGGCGCCCCTAGATCGATCGATTTCATGGCGTGATGGTAACCAGCCGGCGCCAGCGCATCGATGATGTCTGCCGATATCTTGACATCCGTGCAATCCGAGCGCTGCCACTTGACACGGCGGTGCAGGCTGAATGTGCCGCCGGGCGCAACCTCGGGCGTGGCAACGATGCTGTCCAGCACCTTGACGGGGGCTACCCGTCCAAAAATCGCGGTAACGACTGCAAACGCTGCGACCAATGCGACCGCAGCCGGGCCATGTAATATTCGCAGGCCAGCAGCTAGTGTCTCTCTAACCGTGCCACCAAGCCTTGAGAATGCTGGAGAGTGCTGCCGCGACCGGGACAGCGCTGACGACCCATTTGACATAGCGGATCGCGCTTTGGCGGCTGGCATGCCTCCTCCTGTCGATCTCGCTCCCGTACCGCCACTGCTGGATTTCCTGAGCTGTGGTCTTGCGGCGGCGAGGCATCTTCGCGACTTCTTCGTCATAGTCCCTCATGCTGATCGTCATCCCGCAGATAGGCAACTTTTCTATCCCCACGCCGAGAAGCCAGCTGGAATGCTGCAATTGAACGGGCTCGCGCCGACATTCAATGTACTGTTCCCGCCGCTGGAATCAAACAGTGTATACGGGAAAGCCGGATTGCCGGCAAACACTGCCGAGATGTCGATGCCGCCGACGCCGGTTGCGGGATTTGCAGCACCGCTGTTGTTCCATATTCCGCAGTTGAGGCTGTACCACGCGAGATTGGCGGTCAGGTCAACGGCAAAGTCTGCTGGTTTTGCGCTCGAAAAGCTTTGGCAGGAGATCGGAAATGTATTGTGATACCAGAGCGAGCCTGATCGATTAGGCAGGCATCCGAAGGCAGCGGTAGTATTGGCGGCCGTAAGCACCTGTGCAGCTGTTGCAAATCCGATGTATGTGTTGGCTCCGAAATCCGCATTCTTGGCGATTTCGAAAATCCATTTGCCCGAGCTGTGCGATTTGGTCCCGCGCACGCCGGCCGTCGCGCTGGTCGGATCGGTGGCGATGAGATTGCCGCCCGACAACGTGACTGCTGCCGCCTTGTCGGTCGGGCTCCAGGTCGAGAAGGTTGCTCCCGCTGGCAGCATCCATGAAGTGAACAGAAATCCTTGCGCGAGCACCGAATAGGAGACGCAGGCGAGACCAATCGCCAGCAGCGCTCGCCTGACGAAAGGCATCATTGCAGCGCCTTCACCAGATAGGTCGAGACGGTGTTGATCCTGGTGATCTGCAGGAGGAAAACGTGGCCGTTGGTGGTATCGAAGGCATCCCCGGTGTTCGAGCCGACGGTGAAGCCTGTGAGTGTGAGCGTGCCGGCGCTGCCGTTGTTGGTCACCAGGATGAGGCACGAGGCGCTACTGGCGGGCGCGGTCAGGGTCGCGTTGCCGCCGTTGGTGTAACTCTCGAGCGGTCCCAAGCCGCAATCGATCGTGAAGCTGCCGGCCCCGGCCACGGGCGGGGTGACGTTGGCCCCGCCGGAGAGCGTCTGGTCGGCGGCGGTCAGGCTCGCGAGCGCCGCGTTGCAGCCGATGGTGCCGGGCACATAGGCGAGCGCAGAGTTGGCCCCGGTGCAGGTCGGGATCGGGAGGCCGACGGCGGTGTTGAGATTGTTGCCCACCCAGGTCGTGTTGTTCAGGAGCGGAGGCAGGCCACCGGGACCGAGGATAGCCTGCTGCACGAAGGCCGTCGAGGCGCAACGATTATCGCTAGTGCCGGGCGGAGCGGTCGGGCAGATGGTGTTCTGCGCCCAGGCGGGGAGGATAACCGGCCGCACCGGCCCCGGCGAGCCCACGAAGAGCAACGCTAGCAGCCAGAGTATGAGGCCGGCGCCAAAGATGATATTTCGGAGTCTGACCATCCGAGCGGCTCCAAGATTTGGATCAAGGCTTTGCTTGCGGTTGCCTCAACTCGGAACGGTCACCAAGCGCCCCGGATGAGGGCCTCTGATCACCAGTCGGGTTCCCGAGCGGAACTTGTCCCATCAATTCTACCATCCGAGTGGCTCCATCGGCATCGGATCAGGTGAGAACACGCCTCCGGAGCCATGTCCCAGAACCGGGTTGCTGGTCACGGTGAAGATCGTGCTCGAGTTGGGCGCGCTGTTGGCATAAAGGCCGGTCGCGGCGTTCATGATCGTGTTGCGGTGGATCGTGAAGGTCACTGCCTCACCGGTCAGACCATAGAAGCCAGCCGTTGCCACAATGCCCTTGTTGTGCAGCGCGGTAAGGTTTGCCGCATTGCCGGTCAGGCCATACGCACCTTGCACCGCAGCCAATGCCGGCCGTTGCAGGTTGGCGAGCTCGCCGGTGAGGCCGTACACGCCGGGCGCAGCCGAGAGCACCGGGCGCTTGACCCACTGTAACCCCGCCGCTTGGCCAGCCAGGGCATAACTGCCGGCTACCGGGGAAGTCTGCCGGGCGCGGTTGACGACGATGCTCTGTCCGGTGAGGCCATAGGCCCCGGCCGGAACCGGGAGGTTGTACTTGACAACGACCGACAGACCCACGGCTTTGCCAGCGAGCGCGTACGATCCCTGCGCCATTAGGGGCGCGCGGGTGGCCGTGATCGGCTTGCCTATCAGGGCGTAGGCGCCGGTGACGGTCGCAATGCCTTTGCGCAGCACGCTCAGGCCGACGGCCTTCCCGGTCAGGGAATAGGCACCCTGCGCCATCAACGGGGTCCGGGTGGCCGTGATCGGCTTGCCGGTGAGTGCGTAGGCACCGGTCGCGGTGATCAGCGGAGTCCGGATGACCTGCATCCCGTTGGCAAAACCGGTGAGGCTGATCGAACCTTGGGCGGCGGCAAGGTTGCGCAGCGCTGCCGGAATCGCAGCTTCGCCCAGGAGGGCGTAGCTCCCGGCCGGAACCTTCAGCGTAATGTGCCTGCGCGGCATGGATTTATGAGAGTTGCAGCACGCCGTTGGTGGCGTCGAACGCCACGGTGAACGAATCACCGGAGTTGAGCGTTACCTCCGAGCTGTAGTCGTACCAGGAGATGAGTGGCTTCAAGGGCGAAGTCGGCGTCGAATCATAGAGGACCACATAGCGGAATGGCCCGACCGAACCACCGGAGGCGGTGAAGGTCACGTTCCCGGAAATGAGCTTATAGACGCCCGCTGTCTGCGTCGATGAGACTTGCGTGCTCGTCCCGCCCCCTGCCGTGTAGCCGTTGCCGGCGGCGATCTCGGTGATATTGGCAAAGACGGAGTTGGTGGCGACCGGAGCCACATCGGAGAGCATGACCTTGAGCGTATCTCCCCCGAGGTTCATCACCCCATTGGCAGCGTTGGCAACGAAGGCATTGAATTTGTTGTAGGCGGCCATGGCTTATCTCCTACAGATTAGATGAGATTGCGAATGCAGCAACCATGCTGATCCCAATCCACGCCGGAAGCAGTAGTGGGAAGAACATCAACGCAATGCCGTCAGGTAGTCTCGCCGCATTTGCAAGACCGACGCAGTACAAAGCCATGCCCGTAAAACCTCCAACCATAACAATCAAACCGTTCAACATGGAAGTTCTCCTGTTTATAGGAACTCGAGAATGGTCAGCGAATTGCCGGAGCCTTGCGAGGCAACGGCGTTCCAGGCGCAGTTCACGCGGATACGGTTGCGGGCGATGATACGCTTCTCCTGGCCCGGCAGGATGCCCATGGAGCCGGCACCCCCGGAGAGCGCAGCAAGGTTGGCTGGGCACACGGAGATCAGGATCGGCTCCGGATTGGGGTTGTGGAACAGGATGCCGCGGCGCATCGGGTTGGCGGCGATGACCTGCTGCGAGCTGGTGCCGAGGTTGCTCACCTGAATGCCGTTGGGCGACGGTATCGGCACGCCGTAGGTCAGGCTGGTGAGCGGCATCGGGGCCGGCTGCGCGGCATTATAGCCGGTGAAGTTGAAGATGGTCAGCGGGTTTGTGCTCCCGGAATCGGCCACCGCGTTCCACCCGCTGTTGAGTGAAATCGCAGCATCGCTGAAGATTGCTTCTTCCTCCTGCGGATAGATGAGAATACCCCCAGCGCCGGAGATGGGCGTCAGGTTGGCCGGAGTGATGCGGATGATCTGCGAACCCGGATTGTGGAACACCACCCCGGCGCGGGTGGAGTCGGGGCCGAGCACCGAGGTCGATGAGGTTCCGAGCGTCGGGAACGCGATGGCGATCGGACCGAGCACCGGCACGTCATAGGCGAGCGAGGCAAGGGGCGATGTGCCGGACATCACAGTGCGCTCGGCAGGCAGTAGAGCGGGATGGTGTTGGCTATCATGGGAGGGTGACAATCTTATACGTAAGCACAAGTTGGCCACTGCCATCGCCTGGTGTCACAGAATTAACATCAATCTGAAAACCAGTTCCGATCCCTGGTTGCGCTCCACTGGTCGATGTCGCATTTCCTGTCGTTCCAGTTTTGTAGCCGGCACCATTGCTGGTTAAGTGATACGTTAAGACCGCGCCACCACCGTCAACAGTATCAACGACATACCTTGCAAGAATATCTGTTACAAAACCATAGCCAGTTACTTGCCCTGTATCCCCAATTACATATCCTGTTCCGGCATTTCCAGCAGTAACACTGCTCGTCAGGATCGCCCCATATTTTATGTAATCCTCTACAGAATTGCTGATAACAAGAGATTGATTTGAAATATCAGAAAAAAGAGCGGCACCACCAGGGGTGAAAGCAGTTATCGGACCATAACCACCCGGAGTAGATGAACTAAAAACTACCGATGAAGCTATAACCTCAAATAGTCCTCCGTCGCCTGCAACCGTGCGCCCACTCCCATTTTGATAACTTAAAATAATATTTCCGGCATCAGCCCCTGGGCTTCCTGTTGGTACTGTTCCAACGTGATTATACCATTCCACAAAAATCGGAACGATCGCTTTTCCTGCTCCCGGAGCAGCTAAGACAGTCTGTGGCGCAGAGAATAGATGATTGATCTGACTAGCCGTCAAAGAAACTGTTGTAGTAAACGTCGTCAAGGGCACCTTGAAATTCGCCCCGGTCTTGAACCCGACGAGGTTTTCCGTCCCGCTCGGCGTGCCAAGCAGCGGAAAGTCTGTGCTGTTGCTCCACGGCACATTGGCCGCGATGGCAACGCCAACAGCGATAGTAGCAACCGCAAGCAGGCTAACCAGGAAGCGCTTCATGGCCCTTACTCCGTAATCATCACGTCACCGCCCTCGGTGATCATCGTATCGCCTGCGGCCTCGGTGATCATCACATCAGGTGCCCGCGGCGGCGTGCCATGCGTCCAGGCGCCTGCGGTCGCCAGCCAGACAACTAGGAAGCCGATCGCGAAGGCGATCATTCCGAGGCCAACTTTGTAACCGAGGTTCATTGCCCTGGGCGCATCATCATTTGATAGAATGATGTTCACTCCGTTACCGGAAGGGTTCCAGTCAGAAGACTTCATGCGACGACCTCTGTCATTGCCATGCCGAGAATCCTGATGGAACGGTAAAAGTGAACTGCGAAGAAATGGTCCTTAGCGTTCCGGTTGGAGTGGCCGAGTTCGCAGTAAACGCCGCAAAGGCCGCATTGGTTGGAAACAATGTGCTGATATTCATGCCCTGGGAATTGGTTGCCGGATTTCCGGGGTTGCTACTGCCATACCAACTACCTGCTCCGTTCTTGTCAAACCACGCTTTGCTATTCCCAAAATCGACCGCGACACGCACGACATCGCCAGCCGCAAAGCTCGTGAAACCCGTAGATGCCGAGAACGAACCATTGAACCAAACGCCAGGATTTATGACGTAGATGATCGCCGCACCAGTCGCGCTGCTGGCGATCGTGCTCAAGGTCGCTGCACCGGTAGCTATCCCCACCCCCGTATCGCCGCCAGCAACGGTGCCACCAAGAAGAACCTCGAAATACAGCTTGCTTGCATTGTGGCTGGTCGTATTCCGAACGGCACCATCACTAGTGTTTGTGCCAGCTGCCGTCAGATTAGCGTTCGACAGCGTGATGTTGGCCGACTTGTCCGAAGGGTTCCAATTCGACGCCACTTGCGCCGCAGCAACGGTTGGGGTGCAAAAGCCGGGCGAACAGCCATTGAACTGCGCCTGCGGCGACTGCAATCCAAGTATTGCAAAGCAGAGGGTGAGGAAAGCCGCTACCGAGACTCTGGCGATCATGTGAGATCAGTCCCAGTCAGGTAGAAATCACAGGTCGCCGCCGTTCCCTGCCCGGTAGTCAGTGACAGGTAGACCGTGTTGACGGTATAGCGCGTGGTAGCGATGTTCGCCGCAAGCGTCAGCGAGAGCAGGATCGTTGCGCTACTGAGCGCGGTATAGACCTGCGCGGCAGCAACCAGCGCTGTCCCCCCTTTGCTGGCGGCCGGATAGACGCCGCCGACCGCGAGCGTCAGAGATGCGCTGCAATTGGTGACCTTGATCGCAAGCGGAGTCCATGCCGTGATCGACGAGGGGATTGCGCACGCCTGATCGGCGGTAGAGTTGAAATTGGCCGCACGGATCGAGCATAGCACGCGATCGGTATTGACTGCCGTGTTGGTGATCGTTGCCGAGCCGCCGGCAAATTGCGCCAGCGCGGGCGCAATTGCGAGCCAGAAGGCGAAGAGAAAGGAGGCAATGCGGTTCATATCATCACCAGCGCGTACAGGAGAACTTATGCCCGGTCGTCGCAGCGATAACCGAGAGTGCCGTGTTCATGCCGAAACCCATCGGAGAGCTATAACTCGACAAACCCGAGAAGGTCGTAGCAGCCGGCGCGGCGAGCGGATAGGAGGCGGTTGCTGCAGCAACTGCCGTGCCGGTAAAGGAAATCCATAGCGGCTCGCCTGAGCCCGCACTGGCGTCGATATTGGCAATGGTGAAACCGTGGATGGCGGCATTTGCCGTGAAGGCATTCTGCGCCGTGCCGCCGGAAGTAATTGTGCCAGAGCAATCGGTCGGGGTGGTGTTGACATTGCCGGTGACGGTGCCGATCGCGGCGGTTCCGGCCACCAGCCCCACGGTCGAATCGTTCGATACGGTGACGCGCGGGATACCTGAACCGCTCGCGCCCGTGCCGGTCACGGTGTTGGCGCCGCCAAACTGCGCGACGTTGACGGATTGATTCGCGGGCAGCGCCACACTGTCGGGTGTGACCAGAAGCTTGGTCATCGACGCAATACCTTGGACACTGATCACATTAGCAGAGGCAGTGCCGGCAGTCCCCGGCGCGCTGCCTGCAATCGTGGTAGTGTCCTGCCCGACCGCCACGCGAGCGGAGCCGGTGCCCACGGCCCCCGCGCCCGCAAGCGCCGTTGCAGCGTTTACCCCCACAATGGCCACGCCGTTAGTCGTGCCCGGCGTGGTCTGATCAACCCCGACCTTGCCGATGAGATTTGTTCCGGCCGGCACCGGGCCTTGCACGGCCGCAAGCACCTGCGAATCAAATACGCGGGTCTCGCCTGCGGTCGTCAGCGACAACGGATCGGTCTGGCCGGTCGTATAGGTTGGTGCCCCTGTCGTGACGGCGCCTTGCACCAGCGGACCAAGTTGGCCGGAAGTCGTCGAACCTTGCGCATACCCAGCCGCTCCGCCGCCCGCCTTGAGGTTCACCAGAAGATTCCCGGCGTTGTCCATCTGCAGCGGCGAGGCATTCCCGGGCGTGATGGTCGTGGGCGTGGTCTGAAACTGTGCCCCCATCAGTATCGAGTTGGCCGGGCTCGCCGCGTTCTGTCCTACAAAATCAAAGACGCCGCCGATGTTGCCGACGATGCGCGAGGTCCAATTGCCGGATTGTGAAACCGCCGGGACGTTCGTGATGAAGGCGTTCATGCCAGGCACAAGCACAGCACCGGGCGAGGTGCCGTAGTTCGCCATGGCGCCGAGCGTACCGCCGCCCCAAGCGGTGATGCTGGAGACCCACGGCACGGTGCCCTGGGTGACCGATCCGCCGCCCCCGCCGCTCGCATTGGTGCAGAGGTTGCCGTGGGCATCGACCGTGAACGGCCCCGGGTTACCCGCATTGAAGGTCGGCGAGTTGCATGTGCTCACGACCAAGCCGGTCGTGTTCTGCGCCTGCGCTGGGAGCGCGAGCAAGCCCAAGAGGATCGACGCGGACACAAGATATCTGCGCATAGCGGGTCTCCTGAGACTAGAGATGGTTGGAATCTATTTTAGCCTCGCCGTCAAGAAGTCTTTGTCAGGGAACCCCGGCAAAGATGATCTTGTTGCGGATTTGCGTCGGCTGCACGATCGAGTGGGCGTTCCCGGAGCCGAAGGTGATGGGGTTCATCGTGGGCGTATAACTTGGGATCGTTACACTGGCGAAGCCCGCAGCGAGACCCGAACCTGTGAACGGGCCAACCGCCCCACCGGCCGCTACGACCACCTGCTGATTCGTGTTGATGGTGCCTGGCACATAGCTGTTGCTCGCCGTCGGCGTTATCGAGATCACCGGCAACTGCCCCGCCGTCAGGGTCTGGCTTTTTGCTCCACAGGAGGCATTCAGGTAGGCAGGATTCCCGACGAGGCAGAAGGTGGTGTTGAGATTGACGTTGCCGGTATCAAGGCCGGCATAGACCACGCCAGCGGAGTTCGGCAAAGCAAAGGTGCCATCCTGGGCAGTGCCGTAGGGGAACAGCTGGCATTGGGTCGCGTTGGCCGAAGCGTTGCCACCGGCAATGGTGATGCTGGTGCCTCCGACCGAGGCGATGGTCTGGCCGGTCGCGATGGCTCCGGATCCCGGGCTCTCGATGATCCAGCCGGTGCCGAGACCAGGATAGGAGGTCGAACCTATCCCGGAGATGGTCGAGGACCCCATGGTGATGGTGCAGGGCACGACCGGGGCGATGACGGCGAGAAGAGCCGAGTAGGTCGTGCGGCTGATGGCGGCGCCGTTCTCGAGCTTCCAGTTGGTCGGGGCCGCGAAGGTGGGCCAGTCCACCTCCATCCCGATCGGCAGTTGCGAGACGGTGATGCCCAGAAGGCCCTGCGCCGCTGCGATGGTCGGGGCGGCCACCACCGGCTGCATGGCAGAAGAAACCAAGGCGGAGCTCGGCTGCGCTGCGATCGGATTGCAGCCGGTCGAATCAAAGCCAATGAGGTTGTTGGCGCGCTGGCTTGCCTCTGGGAGAAAGCCGAGCGGGTTGCATGTGTCGTCCACCGGAACCTGCAAGGCGCGGGCAACCTGGGTGGCGACCCCTTGGAATTCCAGCACCACCAGGTCAAGTGCCTGCTCCACCGCCTGCGGGAAGAAACTGCCTTGATTCCGCAGCGGCGTGGTCTGTAGGAGCGGCACGGTACGGGTGATGGCGAGCTGAGTCCCCATGGCGATCGGGGAGCCTGAGAGCGGATAGGTGACGGTGCCGCCGATGCCCCAAATCTGGCCAGCCGGCGGAGCGTTCAGGGTGAGCGTGTAGGTGGTTGTGCCGAGGATTGTACGGGCGCCGGAGGCATCGATATAGGTCACCACGATGTCGTTCGGCGAGACCCCTATGAACGGGAAGTTGAACACGGTCGCCGAGCCGTTGCCGAGCGCGGTGACGGAGGAAACGGTCGAGGAGACGGTGGCGCGGGCGGATATTGCATAAAGCCCCACAAGGATCGCCAGCACGGGGCCCAGAGCAACCGCTGCTCCAATGATTGCGCGTTCGAGAATCTGGGTCATGAGAACCTCTTGCTTACGACCGGCCCGGTGAAAAAGGGAACGCCCAACTGATCGCGCATGATCGAGAAGTCGATGCGGAAGTCCTCCCGCTCGGCCGCGCGCATCAGGTCCATCAGCTCGCCCAAGGTCTCGATGGCGCGAGTTTTGTAGTCGGCGGCTTTCTCCTCGGCCGTGGCGGGAGTGTTGCGCCGGGCATCGAGGTCTACGATACGGTCGTCTGGCATGTTGACATGTCCACTTGGTTAGCGTACAGAGTGGTTGGTAAATGGGAGAGGACTTGTGACGGAAATCATCTATCGTAGCCCATTCTTTTGGGAAAAAATCGAGAGAGAGGTTGAGTTTCCATTCAGCGTCGGTGTGGGCGACATACTAACAGTTGGGCAGTTCCGACACATCTTCGAGCAGGGTTATGATTTCTCTAGCTCGGAGGAACTGATGGCCTACCTAAAGCAGGAGAAGATTTATGGACAATGACCGCTCTGGAAGCCCGACTGGTGATCAGAGGCTGGCACTGTGGCGCGAGATAGAAGCGCGTCGAATAGAACGAAATCTAAGGCTACCCACCGAGCAGGCGGCCATCAATGCGATGTTTGAAGCCCACGAACGCTTACGGGATTTTGGGTGGCGAGATATCATCTATTGTCCGAAGGATGGCACTGTTTTCCAGGTCATCGAGACAGGATCAACCGGCATCTTTGATTGTTATTATTCCGGAGAATGGCCGGACGGTTGTTGGAATGTGATGGACGCCAACGACGTTTATCCATCATCAAAGGGGCCAACGCTCTTTCGGCTCAAGCGTGCTGAGACCCCTGACCGCTCAGAGCCGACACAACCATCGCACAAGCCTTGATCCAAAAAGAAGCCGCCACGCCATGACCGAGGACCAAACCCGCCGCCTGCTGCGCGAGGAATGCCAATCAGCTGGCAGCATGCGGGCCTGGGCACGGAAGTATAACCTCTCCCCCGCCTATGTCTCCGATGTGCTCTCCGGGCGGCGCGACATCGGGCCTTCGATCTGCGAGGCCTTGGGGCTGGAGAAGGTCACGCACTATCGGGTCCGGTTTTACAAGAGGAAGGCATGAGCGAGGAAGCCGACAAGATCGAGTTCGTTCGCGGGCAGGTCAGGGCTTTGATCGCCTTCGCAACGGCGGTCATTCAAAGCTGCCAAGAGCCCGAAAGGCTCGACGCAGTATTTGCCGTCCTCTCCCAAGTTGCACTCGCAAGCAGCGAGACAACCTTGGTGTCGGATCGCCTGATTTCTGGCATGACGAGCACGAACGAGCGCCTTCGCGAGAGTCTGGCCACTCGTTTGAGAAATCAAGGAATGCCCCGTAATCCCGTTTGATCTTTTCCCGGTCGAAAGTATCCATCATGTCATCTCCTCAACCGCAAGAATGCCTCGACATCCTCGACATCCAGATCGGGCTGGCCTCCCAAGGCGCCGTCAGTGGCCTTGCGTTCCGCTTGGCGCTTCGCGACGGCCAATCCCTGCTATTTGCTCTGACCGACCATCAGGCCAGGTTGCTTGCCAAGGCAATCGTGGATCGATTGGAGGTGGCACGGGCAGAGCCGGTGTCACAGGCCGTGAACTGAAGATGTTCCACCATTGAGGTTGTTGTTGTTGGAAGGAGGAATTCATGGATGAGGAGTTTCCTAGTGGTGCCTTGATCACCGTCAAACTTGAAATCCGTGTTCCTATTGCCTCGACTCGCAGCCAAATCAATGAGTGGCTAAACTACAACTGCCTACAGAGTGGCGGCATAGGTCTTGACAATCCACTTTACAATAAAGAACCAGACGCTTTTGGTCCCCGGCCGCTCGCCTTTGAATATTCCGGAATGGTGGGGCGCCGGGAGGAATTTGATCACGAAAATCGTCCAGATGGACGATATTACAAGGTGAGATGGATACGCGAGAGGGCACCGCCCAAGCCTTGATCCAAATCACTTCGGCCTGAGCCCATGCTTCGCCGCCACATGATCCTTCGGCAGGAACGGCGCCCGCGGCTTGACGTGATGCTTGTGCATCTTCACCCGCTTGGGCGCGTTCTGCGGCGGGATCGGCGGCCGGTGTATGGGTTCTGCGCTCAGAGGCGCCGGCACAAGCTGCCCTGGTTTCTGTTCCTCGCTCATTTTTTCCATTCTTCCATGTTGACACATACGCTAATATAGCGTACATAGCGAATGTCGAACCGAGGCAAGGTTGCCGCCTCGCCTCGGTTCTAAGTCCAACCCACGGGGGATGCCGTGAACCAGACCATTCGAAATCTGCAAGCCTTCGAGCCGTACTTCGATCTCGTCGATCAACCGGCTCAGACCCTCATCGCCATCGTCCCGGTCTCGCACGGCGTGGGCTGCTACTCCCACCTCGTCACCGAGGCTGTTGCCCTTCCTTGGCATGACGATCTGCCGGCCTACTACAAGGGCCGCTGGCTGCTGCGCCAGCGCAACACGCGCGACAACCTCATCCGCGAGTCCACCGACACGTTCCCCTGCGCGAAGCTTGCGTCCTATGCCCATTGGTATCCGGACCCGGAGGACCCGATCGAGTGGGAGGCCTGGGTGGCACCGATCTGGGCAAGCACGGGAGGGGTGTTATGAGCCTTGAAGATCGTCTCGAAGCTATCCCTCACCACAAAGTCGATTTGACTGGCACTCCTGATGATCCTCGCGACATCGATCCGCACCGGCCGGAGATCACTATCTCCGCAGATTGGAGTGATAATCGCGGCGCACAGATAAACCTACACTTTGGCGCGCTATGGGCTCAAGACAACCGGTGGGCCGATCTGAACGTCTATGAGGCTCGTCAACTCGCGAAAGCAATCGTCGAAATTGCCAACGCGGTCGAGCAGGCTTGCGAGAACCAAAACGAAGCTGATTATGATCGTCAACAAGAACAACTGATGGAAAGCGGCGGTGGTCCGAACCTGATCGAACAACAACAAGCGGCTTATAAAATCAAGAGAGGCTTGCCATGAACATCCTCTCGCAAGCCACCTCCGCAGAGGTCACCATCCGCCTCATCGAACGGCGCTCCTGCGATTTCATCATCCTCTATGACTCGCTCGATCTCGCCGCCATCTCGCATCGATCGACCGACAGGGCAGAGGCCAACCGCTTGTTTGCCCGGGCGGTCGAGGTTGCCAGGCTCGGGTTCTCGCATCCGGCTTGGCGAAGGAAGCAGAGACAGACCATCAACATCACACAAGGGGAGTAGAACCATGGCTCGACCAAAATCAGGCTACAAGAACGCCGCCGGCTTGCCGGTGCCGGGAACCGGCGACATCAATGGCCGCTACATGAACCGCGAGCGCCTGCTCTATTGGGCATTCAACCGCGGCAAGCAGGGCCTGCCCAAACTCTACGACAACTCCGCGCTCGACATCGGCACGGCCGTCCACACCATGGCCGAGCTCGATCTTCGCGGCGACCCGGAAAAGGAAATCCTCTACTACCTCGAAGCCACGCTGACCTATGCCGAGGATCGCGAGAAGGCGGCGGCTTCCTTCAAGACTTTCCGCGCTTGGCGCTCGCAGTTCCATGTGGACGCCTACAAGCAGGAAATCTCGCTCGTCTCCGAGAAGCTCCAATTCGGCGGCACGCTCGACACCGTGGCCTTCATCCGCAGCGGCAAGGGCCTGCTCGAATTCAAGACTTCATCGGAAGTCTATGAGGATCACCTGTTACAGATGGCCGCCTACGGCATCCTGTGGGCCGAGAACAATCCGACCGAGCCGCTCGATGCCGGCTATCACTTGATCCTGCTGCCGAAGGATGGCTCCAAGCCGGTCCATCGGGAATTCACGCATGAGCAGCTGCACCCATTCCGGCAGAAGTTCTGGCTCTATCGGCAAGCGTACAACTACGAAGCGCCATGCAATGATCCCAAGGTTCTGGCCGGATCGAAGGTCGCGCCCTCACCGAAGCCAAAGGGGCGTGTCGTGCCGGTGCAGATGGCCATTCCCGACTGCCGGCTTGATCCACCGGCCGTGCAACTCTCCATGGGCGAGCTGCTACGCTCCTATGGACACATCAAGGAAGGAGTCGGGGCATGAGTAGATGGCGCCCAATAAAATCCTTTCGCGGTCCAACTTCACGTTTTGGGCGCAAGGTTGATCTATGGCTCAGTATCTATGCCTCGCCTCGATCAATGGGCATGGCCGATGATTTCCGAGTAGTTGATTGTTGGCGCAAGGATGGAAAGTGGTTCCACGAATTCAAAGGTGAAGAAACAGAGCTTTTCACCGACTATGTCACGCATTGGTTACCCATACCACGTCCGCCATCAAGGAGAGGATCATGACCGCAGCCGTCATCAAGATCAAATACGCCAACCCGCCCAAGGAGGGCAAGAAACAGGCCACGGTGAAAACCGACGACAACCAGATATTCGGCGTCTGGCCGAAGGAATTCGGTCTCCTGCGTCCCGGACAGACGTACAAGGTGGAGTTCTCCGAGCGCGCGTTCAACGGCAAGACCTATCGAACGATCACCCGTTGCGAGCCCGTGTCAGATGTTGAGGAACCACCCTCGGGTTTGGCGCAACAGTCGCAACGTAGTTCTCAATCAAATGGCGAACAGGAATTCGTAGCCAGAGTGTTAGCTGCCAGCATCCAAGCCTGTTGCGTCTCGCACACCCAGGAAGCCCTGACCGCAGAAGCGAAGATGCTGCGGTCGGTCTACCGACAGGTGTTCTAGGTCTCAATGCACCGCCGTCGCCTTCCCCTGCAGCGGCGCCCGCTTCACCTCGATCGCCTTCCTGATGATGCTTTCCGGCCCGCTCGCCGACTGCATCATGATCATGTTGGCCGCCCGCTCATGCGCGGCCGTGATCTCCTTGTGCATCTCGATCGCCTTCAAGGCATCCGGCATCTGCTGGAATCCCGGGACGGCGACCAGCCGGTTGAGCGCCATCTTGGCCATCTTTCCCGCCACCCGCGCGTAATCGTGGTATTGCTGATCGGTCAGGGGCACGCCCCTGATCTTGCGCGCAAGCCTGCCCACGCTCAGATGGATCGCGTCCATCGCCTTGACCACCGGATCGTTGGCGTAGCTCGGCAGCGGGCCGGCGGTCGGGATCGGTTCGCCGAACATGTCGCGGCGGGGGAATAGGCCTTCCGAGACGAAGGGAATTTTCGCTCGCGCGGAATCGAAGATGGTGCGCACCTCCCTTTGGTACGGATCAACAACCCGGGCAACCTGGCCCAAGCCGACCGAGTACGGAATCCAATTGGTCACGAAGTTGCGGATATATTGGCCACCGAACTCCTCCGGGTGGAACACGGCATCGAGCATATCCTTGGCGCCGCGCATCCAGGTTTCGTTGAGGATCGACCGGGTGATCCCTTGCATGAACGCGACAGCGAGCTTATCGCCATCTTCCTCACCCCATCCGGCGGCAGTCTCGTACATGTTGGCGGCAAAGCCCATCAACATTCCAAGGCTTCCGAGGTGGGCGTAGGGAATACTGAGCCCCCCAATCTGGATGGTGTTCGGCTTGTGGTTCAAGAGCCAAACCTGCCGTTGCCTTGGATCGGTCGGCCCGTCGCTGGTCATCAGCCCTTCGGCCATCATCAGCACGCTCGCCCCCATCAGGCCCATACCCGCCGCAACCTTCCCCATCTGGATGTCGAAGTCGGCACCGCCGCGTCCTAGATTGGCGCGAAACTCCTTATCAAAGATGCCGATCGGCGTGCGCTCGATGATGGCGTTGCGCGTGATCTGGCTGCCGATCTTCATGAATGGCACAATGATCTTGGCAAGGAGGTTGTTATTGGTGAAACGCACTAGTCCAGCCCATTTGCTGTGGTAGTCGGTCGGCGCCATGTAGAGTTCTTTGAGCGCGTCACGGCTGGCGCTCGCCATCATGGCATCGGTCGGGTGTGCCGTGAGTTGCGCGATTCGGCTCGGCATGTCGGCGGCAGCCTCCCCCATTGCCTGGCGGTAGGCGAGACCTTGAATGTTCTGCTCATAGCGCAGCGCTGCGAAGAACGAATGGATAGCCGCCACACCCTTGACCGGAAGCCCGATCGCGGCCCCGATCGCGCCTGGGATCGGATTGATGTTGTGCTCGGAGAACTGCACGGTCGGTGCCCGCTGCCCCGGCAGGTTTATGGTCTGGCCGCTGTGCCAGGCGTCTACCCCAGCCCGCAAACCATCCACACTGCCCTTGAGGAGTCCGTAGAGCTGCGCGCCGGCTTCCCCGAGATAGACCCGCTTGCCAGCGGTATCGTAACCCAGGGCCTCGCGTATAGCGCCCGAGGCCGCCGAATAGGGTATCTCGACCAATGGGGTGAAAACCGCGTTCAAAGCGTTGCCAACCGCATAGCGCATGTGCGTGATCGGCCCGGAAATGAGTGCATTGACGTAGTAGAAAATAACCGCCCGCTTGATCTTTCCTCCCGCCGTATCGGCAATCAATCGCGATACGTTTGATGGTGTCGGAAGATGCTGCCCGTACTGCGCCATCTCCTTGATCTGAAACAGCGTCCGCCCGGTATTCTCCTGCAGGAACCGCGAGAGGTCGGCTGCCTCCTTCTGGCCGCCGATGATCAGGTTGAGAGCGCGGCCGGCACGTCCCCATTCGGCCGTGGCCTGCGCGACCTTGCCCTGGATCATCTCGTGGCGGGCAATCGCTGCGGCGAGCGCCATCAGGTCGTGCTCGTCCCCGGTTGCCGCCTGCTTCATCAGGTCGCGCACGTCGGTCGCCGACTGGATCAGCAGCCGCTTGGCGACGATGATTTCCTGCTGGTTGAAGGCGTCCCCGATCTTCTTCAGATCCAGGAATGCCGGGTCCATGCCCATGGCGTCGGCGAGGTCGAGTGCCTGCCCGTCCGTGATGACGTGGCGGCGCTCGGCCATGAAGCCGCCGGTACGCTCGGCTGCTTCTCGGATTGCGATGTCGAAGTCGTCCGGACCATTGAGCTTGTCGAGCCGGATGTTGCCGGCCTTGTCGGTCGCGCCGGAATCCGAAGGGCCAAATCTTACGTTGGGGTCTGTTGGGACTTCGCTTCGAGCGACCTTTGATGCACTAGCGCCTTCGCCCTCCCCCTCACCTCCGCCCGCGCCGAGCGCTCCAGGTTGCGCAGCAACTCCCGCTTCTCCACCGACAGGTCCGGGCGCATTGCCATCACGGTCAGATTGCGCACCTCCTGGCGGGCCGCCTGGAGCTCCTTCTCCTGCTGGTTTGCGTCCGGTATCGGCAAGGCGGTTTTCCTCTTCTTCGGGCGCATGGGTGGCAGCAATCCTATCACGCTCGGACTGCGCCGTCACCATGGCGGGGTAAACTTCCTGCGGCGGCAATCGTTCCGCCTCGGCTTCATGAATGTCGGCAAAACCTTGGGCGGTTGGCCGCTCGGGCGTGATAATCGCCTCATGCTCGCGCGAGGCCAGAAGGCGACGATACACGCCCCGCATTTCGTCGCTGATGCCAACGAATTCCTTGCCGGCTCCAGTCTCCCTGGCTTCCTTGATCAGATTGTCGATGGTCTTGTAGATTTCCAGGAGCCAATCGCGGAACTTGGCGAAGACCTTCGCCATCGCCTGACTCGGGGCGCGGCCTTCCATCATAAATATTTCAAAGCCGCGGGCAAAACTCTCATGATGGCGCTCGCGGATGTCCTCGGCTTTATCGACCTTGAACCAATCCAGCACCGTCTTGGCGTCAGCTTTGAGATCGGGCGGTGCGTCAGGATCCCGCGCATCGTCCATCAGTTCTTCGAGCCATTTGTGGGCGGGTTCATGCAGGAGGGTGGAGGCGTTGGCGTCCCTGAAATAGGTGATTATCGAGGTGCCATCGTTAAGGAAGCGGATTTTGCCGCGCTTGGTCTGGAACAGGGGGAAGCCTTGGGAGGTGGCGGCCTCGCGGAGTTCGGGCGTGATGTCGAGGGTGTGGACTGGGGCAGTTCCTTCCATACCGACCGTTTCATCGAAGGCATAGCTACCGCCGGGATATTCACTTTCCACAAGATGTTGCGCGTAGCTTTCATCGTGAATGCCGCGCTCGACAATCTGCCCGGCGCGATCGCGCACAACGAATGGAACATCGATGTCACGCTGATCGAAAGTGGGAACACGGGCCTCACCAACCTTCGCCCCAAACTTCTTGCCCAGCTTGCTCCCCGCCGCCGGCAGTATCTTGTCGTAGAAGCCCTTCATGCCTTCGCCGCCGACCTTGAGGTCGAGGCCGGAAAGTTCGCGATGAATGCCGATCTTTTGACCGGCGAGTTCGCGGTTGCGGTTGATCTCCGCAGCTTTGTTGTTGAAGTATCGCTCGGCGTATTCCCTGGCCTCTGCCTCGCTCTGGACGGTGCCCTTGCCGATATCTACTTGGCGGCCATCCACATTTCGGACGATGTACTGATGCTCGGTCTGCTCGACCGTCAGATACTCCTTGTAGACGTGAGGCAGCATCTTGATCTCGGTCGGCTTCTGGTCGAGCAGCTTCTGCGCTACGTCCTTGCCGATGAGATCGGGCAATTCCTCAGCGGTCGCTTTGCGGCGCACGACCACCTCGCCGCTATGATCCTTGGCCTGGAAGTCACCCGTTGTCTCGTTCCAGCGGACAGATTGAATCTGCTTGCTCAGGTCATACCGTTCCGCATTGGTATCCCCGCTGTCCCAGGAGAGACGGTCGTAGCCGTTCTCGGCGGCGTAGCGGATCATCCTTTTCAGTGCCAACTCGGGCCACGTGGTCTTGAAGGGGGCGTCGGGGACGCCTCCATGCGTAGCGCGATCACGCTCGCGCATAAGTTCGCCATGCCGTCGGTTTAGATCAGGATGCTTGAGCCATGCGTCATGCCAATCGCCGGGTGAATTGGCATTTATCGACGGCTCGCGGTGCAACAACTCGGTGCGCGTATCGTCTACGTCGCGGTCGATCTCCGCGACCGATCGGCCTTCACCAGCGTAACCCTGCTTCCTCCCCTTCTGGTGCCAGTCGCTCTGGATCTCTGCCAGATGCAGCGTCTTCTTTCCGTCGATGACGCGATCATCAAATCTCACATGGGCGAGGACGTTGGGCTCGTCCCAGTGGGAGGATTTGAATTGATCCTCTCGTGGGCGCTCCATCAGCCGATAGAGTTCATCGCGTTCCTCTTGGGTTGCGTGATCAACGAAGTTGCCGCCACGTGGTTCGTATTTTTCCGCGAGCGCATCGCGAAACCGCTGTGCTTCACTCGGTCCCGCTGGCAGCGTCAGCAGCAGCTCGCGATAGTTCTCACCGCCGGGGAGCCTATAGGTCTCGAATTTCGTGCTGCCTTGCGTGTTCCAGCCGGACGGTCCGGTCTGGCGATGTTCGACCTCGCGCACCTCGATCGCGTTCGCGCGCACGTAATCCGCGATCTCCTGCTTGGTCACTGAGCCTTTCTGCTCCTTGAGCCAATCCGGCAGGCCGAGCCAGTCCATTTCCTCACTTTTGACGCCGGGCGTGTTCTTGAGCGTGGCGAGCCATTGCTGCGGGGAGGCTTTTTCTTGGCGTGCAGATTCGACCGCGCGGGCGACAGCGGAGTAGGACCACGGCACTTGCCGGGCCTGGAACAGCTCGCGTTGCTTGGCCGCATCCCCGAACAACCCGATGTCCATCGGCTTCTGCTCGGCCTTGGGCTTCAATGCTTGATCGGCGCGCCGCTGCGCCAGCTCCGCATCGCTGATCCGCTCGCCGCCGGGGAGAACTTGCTGGCCCTCCGCCTCTCTTTCAGCAAATAATCCAGGCTCGACCGGCCTGCGTGCCGCTTGCGCAAACTCCGGTTCCTCCATCACCGCCCGTTCATAGGCCACGCCCGGGTCGGTCACACCCTCGCGGTCCATGATCTCGACCGCGCGATCCTTGATCTTCTCCGACACGCTTGCCGGGTCGATGCCGGCCGCCGCCAAGTGGGTCTCAAGCTTCCCCATCATCCGGTGCAGCTCTTCGTCCACGTCGATCGCCTGCGCCGGCTCGAAGCCATGGATAAACTGCTTTTCCCCGCGCGCCTCCTTGTCGATCAGGTCCAAGAGCTCGACGTGCCCGACCTTGGCCTCGGTGCCTTCGATGTCGGCGCGGTCGAACATGTGGCCGCTTTCCTTCAGCGCCTCCACGGCATGATCCAAGTCCATACCGCTCTTGCGCAGCAGCGGCCCAAAGCCGCCACCGATCATCGGGTTTTTGCCGAGTATTTGCCGCAACTCTGGCGTCGGCTTAAGACCACCCAACGCGGCCAATTGCTCAAACAGCGAACGCTCAGCCTCCGGCTTGAGCGTGCGCCTGCCACCGCGGGCTCGGGCTTCCGCCCCCGGTGCCCGCGCCCCTGTGCCCCGGTCGGCTGCGAGGTCGCGGTAGCGTGTACCTTCGCCACGGTAACGGAGAGGATCAGCCGCATAGAGTTCGGCGGCCGTGCCTTTCTTGCCCTCAAAGCGGAGCGCCCGGTCGGCGTACCGCTGCGCATTGATGGCGGCGGCGGCTTGCGCCTGCTCGGCCGGAATGCCTATGGCCACAAGCTTCCTCTCCTCCGCGTCTGCAATGGTCGTGAACATCGCTGGCGTGGCTATGGACTGGCCTTGCGGCAGTTGGGGTGCCGCTGGTGCCCCAGGAAGGACTGGTGTACCAGCGGCCCCGCCAGCCGGCGCCCGGGCGCTCTCCAGCGTTCCAGCACCGGCTGCGGATGGAATTTCAGCTTTGCTCACGGACTTGTGATGATCGACGGCGGCGTTGGGATCGACGTGAGGATCGGGCGGCGGATTCTTGACCGTCTCGTGCTCGATCTTGGCGAGGTAGCCGTCGATTTCCTCGGTGTAGGCTTTCCAGGAGACGCCATCGGCTTCGACTGCGGCGCGCTCGGCCGGGGTGGCGCGGTTGGTATGGGCGGCGTCGTAAGGCATTCCAGCCACCATGGCGGCGCGCTCATCCTGTTCATGGATGGTCAGGTATTTGTGCAGGTTGGCGGGATTGCCGTCCTTGTCCTTGAGGATAGGCGAGAATTCCGGGATGCGCGGGTCGATATAGGTGACGCCAGGGGTATCCTTGCTGGCAACCGCGCCGGAGCGCACGTCATGGGTGGTATCGACGGCCCCGACCGCGCCCGGCTCCTGTTTCACGTGAAACAATGTGGGCGCGATCGTCCGCTCGGCGTCCTTGTAGGTCTTGGCCACCTCGGGGGCGAGCTCGGCCAGCCGCTTGTCGATGCCGGCGAGGTTGGCCTCGATCTCCTGGCGGGTTGCGGCCTTCTCAGGCGTCAGGGCGGGTTCCGCGGCGAGGTCGTTCGCCCAATTGCGGAATGTGGCCTGCCGCTCCTTGAGCGCGTCGTATTCGCCGAATAGGGGAAAGTCGAGCTGGCGGGCGACGGAGTGGATATCGGCGACGGCCGGAGTGACGGGCGCGGGAGCCGGCGGGATGGGTGCCCCTTCCTGGGGTGTGATGCCGGCCTTCTCCTGTGCCTCCCGCTCGGCCTGCAACTGCTTGATGGCCATCAGCGCCCGATCCACCTCGGGCACATCTGCGGTCTGGGCGGTGCCTTTCCAGGCCGCCTCGCCGCCCGGGCCGATGATCTTGAGATAGCGCGCCGCCTCGATCTGATGCGGCCCGGGTGCCTCCAGCATGGCCCCCTGGAGCATGATGTTGATGTCTTGGGCGAGCCGGCCGGGGGCGCCTCCTGCCAAGCCAGCCTGATCCGCTAGTGCCGCAATCTCGCCGGCCGCACCGCCGATCACCATGCCCGGGGCGCGGATGGCGCTCTCGGCTCCGGCCAGCAGCGCCTTGGCGCGCGGGCCTAAATATCTGAGGATCGGAAACCGCTCGATATCCGCTGGCGTAATCCCCGGCGGCTTTTCGCCGAAGCCTTCCTTGGCGGCTTCCCAGGTGGTCTCAAGGAACCTGCGGGCCTGCTCCTGCTGCTCGGGTGAAGCCGCGTTGGTGAACGGATGCACATGCGGCCACAGCAGGACTTGGCTTGCGACCTTGGCGAAGCTGTTGCGGCTTGTCTCGTAGTCCTTCCAGGCCCCGGAGAGTTTCATGAAGTCTCTGGTTTCATCGGAAGGTGGTGGGGCGCCCCAATTATCCTTGGCACCTTGGCCGAAGGCGTCGAGCACGCGGGCTTGCGGGGCGACGGCGGCGTTTCCGAAGATCATATCGGCGATCGGGGAGGCACCGTGCAGCGGGCGCGGAGTGGATGGTGCGGGCTTGTCGGGGAACAGCGTCTCCACCTCGGGGAGGGGCTTGTCGGGAAAGAGGTCGTTAACGTCCGGTAGGCCGGCGGCGGCCTGAGGCGGCGCGGCAGGCGACGGAGAGGTTGAGAGGGTGGGGTCGGCCATTTGGATCAAGGCTTGGCTTGTGGGTGGATCAACTCTGAGCGGTCAGGGATCGTTGTGGGGACGATTGCAGAAGTGTCGTGCAGTTCAACGTCGCTCAAGGATGAGCAATCCGCCTTGGGTGTAGCCGGCCCGACGCCAGCCGGCCCGCAGAAAGCAATATCCAGGATTCGTGCTCCGGACCTTCTCCGGATGGACCTTGGTGTAATGCCTCTCACCAGGCCAGCAGTGATCAGCGATTGCGTCAGCCTGCTTGATAAGCTCTGAACTTTGGTAGCGGCGGGGTGCCTCGTTGCGGAAGCAAGAGCATTCGATGCCTTCCTGCTTTGGGATTGTGTCATCGATATACTTTCGCCAAATAAACATGGCGTCGGCGTCGGCGGTTCGCAGGAAGATGACAAAACCGGGACCGGCGCATTGGGTGCGCTCCCGGCCGTCCGCGTACCGATTGCAGCTGTAGTGGCGCTCATAAAGTTCCAGGCAAGACTTGTCGCCGTCCCTCGTCAGATACCAAAGCGGCTCAAGCAACGACCGGGCCTTTCCAACGCAGAACGCAGCCGTGATGTCCAGGCGCTGGTATGCAATGCACGATGCCGGCTGAATCCGTGACGCGATGCGTGGTGCTGTCGGCGCGAAACTCAACACTGATCGGGCTGTGAATGCGGTATGGCGTCGGCCGCCCATCAAATTCGTATTCGCGCCATTCCTCGACGCCAGCCAGTTCGATCTTTTTCAGGTCACTCATTTGGTCTCCTTTGTAACTTCCGCTCTATTCCCGTATCGTCCCCAGCCTCCGGCCTCTGATCACCAGTCAGGCTTCCAGAGCGCTCATTGTCCCAAAATCCTACTGGCTCATCGGCAATTGAGGTGTCGGTGCTGGCGGCGGCGGTCCCCATTTCGCCCATCCCCTGGCAACAGCAATCTCCTGCGCCTGTGCCTTGCTGACTTGTCCAGCATGATAGGCATTCACAAGACTTGGAAGATCGCGCACGGTCTTGGGATCAAATGCTGGCTGTGCTCCCGGTTGCGTAGCCCCCGGCGCGCCCCACCATTGCGATGGCCGCAGGAAGGACGGAATGCCGAGGCTGAATCCGCTCGATGGCGCCGCAGCTGGCGGTTGATCCTGCATCACGTCGGAAAACCACGTAGCCGGATCGCGCACGAAGCTTGGAATGGCCTTGCCCAGATAATCCGGGCTGTCGGGATTGAGCAGTTGTGCCGGTGACTTGCCGGCCCGCTTGCCGGCCTCGTAGGCCGGGAAGAAATTGGCCTGAAACTTGAGAAACTGTTCCTCGCCTTTTGGATCCTTGAGGCCAATACCCTCATCCTGCCCGGTGATCTGCTTCCTCGCATTGAGCAGGAACTGCTTGCGCATGTCGGATTCCGCTTCGCCACCCGGCAACTGCTTGTCCTGCAATTCCTTCGCAAGCTCCTTTGCCCCCGCGAGCGTGAGGTCACCGCCCGGCCCGGCGCGCCGGTAAATCTGAGTCGCGTCGGTGATCCGCGCCTCATCGCCAGGTGGAGCGTGAATAGCCGTGTACGCGCCCCAGAAGCCCTTGCCATAGGTCGCGGCCTCTTTCTCCACATCGGATCCGGAGTGCTTCTCGGCCAAGTCCCACAGGATAGTCCGCGATTCCGGCGTTAACGACTGATCGTTGGCGATCTGGTCGATGATGCCTTTCATGTCGCCCTTCATCATGCGGGTGACATAGCCGTCGCGGGCTTGCTCGCTGGCTTCCTTGCGCGCCTTGGCGGTCGCATCGGCGGCGACTTGTGCGGCGGTCACGGCCTGGTTGATGACGGTCAGCGCCCGCTCGCGCGCCTCTGGGGTGGCGTTTTCCCAATCGGGATGGTTCATGACCGTCTGGTAGGCGGATTGCTTGATGCCTTGTGCGGTTGTCGTTGGGACGGGGGGCTGGCCCGCTCCTGTCGGCGGCGTGATCACATCGCCACCCGTCGCGACGACTGGGGTCGCCGCCATCGCGCCCTGCTCGCCGCCCATCTTGGTTTGATAGATGCCGACGAGTTGCCGCGAGGTCACAAAGTCCACTGCGGCCTTCTGCGTGGCCGAAAGGTCGCTCCAGCGCCGCGCAACAGTGAGACCTAAGCGCGCTTTATCCTGATCGGGAATGTTGCCCCAGATCGCTTGGCGGCTCCAATCGAGGCCCTTCTGGCGGCCCTCGCCGGTCGTCGCCATGTTCTGCGCCGCGGAGCCACCAGGGTTTGCAAGATGCGCATCGTAACCGGCGGCACCCTGCTGATGGATCATGTAGATGTCGGTCGGCGTGGCAGGGCGACCGTGGGCCGCTTGGAACGCTTGCTGCTCGGCCTGTAGTTTCTTCGCCGCCGCACGCGCATTGTCGAGCGGGTTGTGGATGTCGCCGCCGCCGTAGCGGTCGAATTCAGATTGCGAGAGTTGGAACAGTCCCTTGTAGCTTCCGGTATCGGATTCAAAGCCGGGACGGCCGCCGCTTTCGATGTGGGCAATCTGCGTGAGGAGCCGCGCATCAAGCCCGCTTTCCGAGGCCGCTTGGCTGATCGCCTGTTGGACCGGCCCACTCATCTTCGGTGCGCCGGCTGCCATCCCTCCCGCAGCCGTCTGGCCGATCGCCCACTGGCCCATAGCATCGCCGACGCGCTGCGTCTTGTGGGCCGCAAGCATCCCCTCGATCTGCACGGCAGAGGTAGGGTCGATCTGACCTTGATACTTCTTGAACAAGTCCTCTGCCACACCGTGAGGATCGCCCTGCGCAAGGCTCGTTCTGATCGCCTCTTTCACATAGACGCCGGTGAACTTGTCGGTTCTCTGTTTGATGACGGCAGCCCCATCCGGCGTAGTGTGATCGAAGCCTTCGGCTTCTGCCTGGTTAACAACCTCCATCCGGCCGTTGGTGATGTGATCGAAGAAACCTTGCGGGTCCGTCTGGCTCCAGGAGAACAACGCCTGACTGCCGCGGCTTTCCACGTTGGCGGCGGCGACAGTGCGAAAATATTGCTTCTGCGCATCAAGTGCGCGCTCGCTCCCGTACCACAGATAACGATCCGTTTGGCTCGACAGCGCTGGCGCCAGCCGCTGCTTCTCCTGCAAGCTCGGCGCCAGCGCCATGTATTTTGCATTGAGGGCGGCGAGATCATCCTTGAGCTTCGGCAGGGCGAGCATTCGCGCCTGTCCTTCGAGCGCGGTGAAGTTGGTGAACAGGTCGGTTGCTTCTCTGCCGTGTGAGGTCAAAAGTTGTGAGGAGTGAACATCATTTATACGCTCTTGCGCCTGTGTCGCGTAGTCGATCGCCGCAACGCCGGCCTTCTCCAATCCAGTGCCGAATTCCTTCTCGGCCTGCGCTGGAAAGCCGCCGAACATCTCGGGCGAGGTGCGGATATTCTCGAAGTCCCCACCAGGGGCACCCGTGGGGTTTACGGTTGGGATTTGGGCGTCGAGGATGTGAGGCATGTAAACTCTGCTTGCGGGTGGCCCGTCTCGTCGAGCACCACATCATTTTCGTACGGAATATCGCCGATTGAACATGTGAGTTCACCACTCAAAGAGGCAGTAACAAGAGCCTTCAGGCGCCGAACCGCTTCCTCAGGCGATCTTGCTCGAATGTCGAAGGAGCAACCCTCACCTTCGAACTCGTAACCGCACATATAGTTGTGCCAGCCTTTTCTGGGGTATTTCATTTCATAATCTGCTCGAAGTCCCCGCCGGGGGCACCGGCGGGAGCTACTGTCGGGAGTTGCGCGTCGAGGATGTGGGGAGCCATGTTAGATTTGGATCAAGGCTTGGCTTGCGTGTTTGTTTGCTCTGAGCGGTCAGGAAACATCTGTATTTTGAGGCAATTCTGGCAGCCTCATCCAATGTGTAGGCTCAAAACAAACTGTGTCGCTTGAATGTGCGTGACGCCATCCAGAAACAACACCTAGGCGGTAGGCTGTCACACAAAATTTCTCTCCCAAACAAGCAAGTAAAACAGTTTTACAAAACGGCGCCGTCTCGATTTCTTGCCAGCCTGTCTCAGCAAAGAGCATGCGATCACCAGTCGTGATCGGGCGTTTTGCCGTGTCGGTTATTGTCCCGAATCTTTCCAACCAAGAATGATATCCCGAACCTGTGATATACCCCAATTATCGTCGGCAGCATCACCTGAGCCACCACAGGCTATCGTCTCTGCGTCATATGATTTTTCGCAAGCGCGAAGGATCGCCATCCGGTGATGATACAAGATGCGTTCCATACTCTGCTTATCAAGCGCCTGTACTTCTGCGCTCGTACCCCGACCACGCAATTCGGAGAGCGAGATTTTCTCAGCCATGCAACCTCTTCCTACCCCGTAAATCCAACACTAGGATTCGGCGCTTGCGTTGCGCTGCTCTGCAAATATTTCCCATAGGAGCCGAGCGTGCTGGACGCCCCCGAGAGCAGCGAGCCGGTCGCCGCCCAAGGTGCCGCATCGGACGCCTGTTGCGATTCCTGCGTGAGCAATCCCGACTCGGCCTGAAAGCCCGTCGCCTGCACCAGATCGGCATAGCCTTTCTTCGATGCGTTCGACCGGATGGTGAGCGCATCGAGCGCGCCCAATTCCGCCTCGCCCTGGCGCACCGCAACGGTCGAGCCGGTATTCACATCCACCCCGGAGGCACCCTGCCCGGCCTTGGTGGCGCCCACCATGGCGCGGGTTTGGAGGCCCTGGTTCCCCGCCTGGACCTCCCCCGAGGCAATGTCCATGCCCTGGTTCTGCAGCGCAATCTTGGCGTTGTTGGCTGCCACCTGGGCCTGGTAGGCGGCGTTGGCGGATTGGGCTTGCAGAGAGCCATATTGACCGGCAGCCGACACGCCAGCACCGGCGATGCCGGTGATGATTCCTATGGTCGCCAGTGTGATAGGATCAGCCATTACCGATGGGCGCTCCGATCGCAATTGGCCGTGTCATGTGAAACCGCCGATAGGCTACGCCGTTCTGGTTGATGATCGGCTCGTCGATCTCAAATCCAACGAGCCTCACAACCCGCACGGCTTTCTCATAAGAGGCGAGTACGTAGTTTTCCAACCTCGGCTTGACCACGAGCATCCGACGCACTGCCGCCATCGCTTCGCGCACCACGGCGAATGGCACCCTCTCTACAGCCGGTGACGTGAGCAGCCAAGGTCGCCCAACATCGCCAAGCATGCTCAAACCATCCACAAAGCCGACCGTCATACCCCAAATGGCAGCCACCGTGCCATCCACAATCGCAGTCTGGCACATGATGCTGTTGCGATATCCGCGCCAGAGTGACCTTTTCAC